CTAAACCAATCCTGTATGGTCAATTTGTGGATCACTGACCACGGCAGATATAGGCGCAATTATCTTGGAAGATTTATAATTGTTGAGCGGATTGAATGTAACGGCATCGCGTAAATGATCTGGGGAAAAATGGGCATAAACCATCGTTTGATTTATGGTGCTATGGCCCAGAATCTTCTGCAACGCAAGGATGTTGCCGCCATTCATCATGAAATGACTAGCGAAGGTATGGCGTAGTACGTGTACCGCCTGCCCTTTTGGTAAATCAGGTGCGACTTGCTTGATAAGGCTGCGAACAGTTTCATAATCAGTGGATGGAAATAATAATCGCTGGGTTCCCTTGGTTATCTCCGCAAATAATTCTTTTGAAATAGGAATGGTTCGATTACTACCACTTTTGGTTATGGTAAAAGTGATTCTGTTATTCGAGACATATTCGCGTTTGAGGTTTGCGATCTCACTCCATCGGCCTCCAGTCGCTAGGCAAACCTTAGCAACAAGAAGGCTATCGCCACCTAACAAGTCAAGTAATTCATTGATTTGATTTACATGTAGAAAACCCATTTCTGATGTTTTCATTTTTAGCTTTTTAAAATTCGATAATGGATTATCTCCATGATAAAAACCCAACCGAATTAAGGCACCAAAAACACCACTCAACCAATCTTGGTCATGGTTTATTGTGTTTGCTGTTTTGCCTGCCTTTAACCGCATTGCGCGATAGTCGGAAAAGGTGGCTGGCGTTATTTGGTCAGCGGTTGGATACCCCATCAGCTTATCAATGGCGACTAACTTCCGCTTTGTGCTAACACCATCAGTTAAAGTTTGTCCGTGATGAATCCACCATAGTTCTATTAGTTCAGAAAGGCGTCGTCGATCTGTAGGCTTCTCTATCCAGTCTTTATTATTTTGCGTCGCTATAACCCATCGTTCAAAATGTTGAGCTTCAGCTTTGGTGGGAAATTTTTTTCTAACTCGCTTGCCATCCCTACCCTTGGGGCGGAGATCAACCATCCAGCCATCAGAACCCAAAGATTTAATACTCATCGAAATAATTCCTTTCGCAACAAATCCCGCCTTTACCCCAACAATTCTTTATTTTGTAGGCAGTTAACCAACCTTCCGGTCGCTTTGGTTCTTGGATATATTTTCTTGCCCATCAGGGGAGAGCGCCGGAGAGATTTGTCCGGATTCGGGGGCTTCAGTTCCGGTCATTAACCAGAGCGTGTATTTGGTGAACTGGGGATGCTGTGTGATTTTAATCAAAGCCGTTCCGCCCGGCTCAAATTTTCCCATGTCATATTTTTCTAAAGTGCTCAACGGGATGCCTGTTAATTCACAAAATTTCGCCTTACTTAGCCCCTCAACTGATCTTATGGCTTTTATTTTTTCGCACAGTGTCATGGCATCACTCCATACGAATAATGATGGGATATAATTTTTTAGTCATACCAATATACTCGTTCGCTACAAATTCCGCCTTTACCCCAACAACTCTTTATTTTGTCGGCAGTTAACCAACCTTCCGGTCGTTTTGGTTCTTGGATATATTTTCTTGCCCATCAGGGGAGAGCGCCGGAGAAATTTGTCCGGATTCGGGGGCTGTCGCATCAGTCATTAACCAGAGAGCATATTTTTTAAATCTCTCATGGTTAACAATTTTATCAATAACACTAATTCCAGCATCTCTCTGGCCTGTTTCATAATTCCTTATAGCACCGAGGCTTACCCCCGTTTCGCTTGAAAACTCTGGCTGCGTTAACCCTTCAGCCTTTCTAATATCCTTTAGTTTTTCACCATAACGGCTTGACATAATCCTCTCCTGAAGATTATCCTCTTCAAACATCCTCAATAGAGGATCATCCAAGGCAATCTAAAAGTAATAAACATGATCTAGCGAGGATAGCGCATGAGTAAACCAACACAAAGCACCACGCCATCAAAAGCGCCAGCTAAACGAAAAAATATGACTTCTATCCCTAGTTATCAGCGCACAGCAAAACATTCTATGCGTGATGCTTTGGAGTTATCTCTTGCGTTCTTGGCTGAGAATAAAATTCCGCCCAGCATGACGCTGAAGGAATATGCAGAGTTTACAGGGCAGGATCTTCGGCAGGTTCAAAGTGACGCCACACGTAAATACCTCCCTTTACGCAAGCGCCAAAACCCACTACGACGAGAACTAATACAGGTGAACATGGTGGCGCTATATGCAATTCCATTTATGGAAGGTGCGGAGCTTTTGGAGAGCCGAGCATGATGAATCTAGCCATATCAGCCACAAAGCGCCTGTTCGAAGAGACGTTTAACCCGATTTTTGCCGTGGTAAAAGTCAGTGAACACACCAGTGTTTACCGGGGTTTTTCTATTACCCGACTGAAGCGCAACAAGATAACCCCTATCACCCGTTATCACGTTAGCCAAGGCGATCACTCTTACGGCAAATTTGACGCACAGGCGCAGGCGACGGATTACATTGATCGGTTGCACGAAATGAGGGGGCTGTCATGAAATCACCTTGCCTACAGATAGCTAACGCCATACTGCAAACTCACAGAGCTGATATGGCTGAGTCATTCAGTCGGTCAGTAGAAAAAAAATGGCTTGTTTGCATACAGATCAGACCTTAACCGCCGTGAAAAAAAATCCATCGCAAGCAACACCCTTGCGGGCTTAAGCATGATTACCGCCATAGCGTGGCAGTTAGGTGAAAACGAATTAGCCGCTTTTCACCAACTGAATACCGCTACGCAGCAGTTCCGTGAGTCAGGCGTGCTACCACAATTTTTCAATGAAGAGGTGCTGACATGTCGGGGCAACTAATTGAATTGACCGGAGGCGCATTAGTCATGCTGGCCGTGCTTATCTGTATTGCGTTTCTATCTGCCTGCGCCGTGATCCGCGATCATCGCCGCCGCACCTGTATCAAGAAAGAAGTAGAGCGCAAAGCGCGCCAACACTCTTAAGGGGAAAGGGATGAAACAAGCATATTTCACATTGATTAACGACCTGTTGCAGCAATACCACTTTAAGGCCGAAAACATGCGCATCGCTTCCGCTGTTGCCGACGAGGTGCGAATGTTTTCGCTGAATGATTACGCCTTTCGTCTAAGTGTCGGTCTGGAAGGTCTGTTAAGTGCCGCGCACGCATCTGGAGATCAGGACAGTGCTCAGGTATTAGAGCAATTAGTCACCCAGTGTAATGGTGGTGATATTCCGAAGCTGCATTAATCATTTAGTGAAACCGCCGGCTAAGATTTGTGGGAATTGTGGGGGATATATGGGTGCTATTAGAGTTGACGAAAATAACAGGAAATTATCTTTTCGTGATTTCACTGTTGAATGGCGCGAAAAACTCAATATTAACCGCAATGAGGCTTGCCGCCATTTTAATACTAACCCTCACAATGACGAGAGCGGACAAGCTAACCGTGAAATTATTTTGTTTCGTGCAAATCGCATTGCCGAATCAAAAAACATTCCACGACCTTTCAAAACAAGCGACTCAAGCAGGCGTTTTGAGTCTTTCACCGAGGATGAAAGAGAGTTAATTATTGATGCTCTTAATTTTATGATTCGGTTAACAAGGCCATATCCGGACTATTTTTCATTAGCTGACCGAAAAATAAAAGACTAAATCAATAAAGCAATGGTTTTGGCGCTATTTAATGCGTCGGGATTCCTATTATCTAAAATAAGGCGAAATATATGTCTACTAATATTAATGCTATTAATGCACTTAAAGGGCTGACTTGTGCCATTGAACGTTTAAAACACCTTGAGAAAGTTTTACATATTAACGCGAATGATCCTGTTCAGCATTTAATCATTGCCGCAACTGAAATCGAGCGCCTTAATAGTGAAAATATTAAATTGCGGGGTGAAATAGAAAAGTTAAAAGAAAACACTATCACCGCCATGCAAGCCCAAACTAACAGCTACCGCGAACGCTGGAATACAATTATTGACGCTATCACCACTACGGATGCCGGGCGCGGCCTTCTTTACCGTGGTATGGATATTGACATTGTTACCGACAAAGCCGTCGCCGTCATAAATAAAACTGAAGCCGACCGCAAGAAAGCCTTGCACACAGCGGAAGCATTTCAAAAGACAAGATTAACAGTAGAGCCTACAAGCGATCTATTCGATGCCTATGCCAATCTCTATCTTGCCCATTACACCCCCACTCATGGCATTTTTAGTGGACTTACCTCCCGTCGCCCAGGGAAATCTACCCGCGCACAATATGCAACCATTTCATCTGAAATCATTGATGAAGTTATCCGCGCATCATCAATACATCCTACGTGGCCGACTGATGCAGTTCACGCTGTCTCTATTCTCACGGAAGAATCCGGCGAGTTAATGAAAGCAGCTATTGAATACCATTATAACAATGGCGATATAGAAGCCGTTCGTGAGGAAGCTGTCCAAACAGGTGCAATGGCTTTGCGTGTATTGATGAATATCGATAAATACAAACGTCCATCTGACGAAAAATAAATATCTATCCCTTTGGCGTATTGCGTTAGAGGGAGTTAATTTTTTAGGGGTGTGAAATGAAAAATAATAAATTAGCTAAAGCCATTGAAACATTTATTGCCGCAGTGAAAAGATTTGGCTTTAAAATCTATCAGGCTTTATGCCGCTACGGCGCACATAATCGTGCTAACAGATGGTTGAAGCGTAATTATCTTATTCTGGATACTGAAGCTACGGGGCTTGGTGATGATGCTGAAATTATTGAAATCAGTATCATTGATTGTACTGGCAAGATATTACTGGATACGCTGGTTAAGCCATTAAAAGCCATTCCCGCAGCGGCAACCGCCATTCATGGGATCACTAATGAAATGGTGGCTGATGCACCAACGTGGCGTGATATCCATTATCAATTCATGGTGCTGACGAATGGCCGTACCCTGCTTATTTACAATGCAATATTTGACGCTCGTTTAATTTTTCAAACAGTGGCTGCTAGCAATTTACAGTTCTCAGGTAAGAAATATATCTTTGATGCTGAGTGCGTAATGGACTCTTATGCGAAATATTACGGCCAGTGGGATCAGAAGCGAAATAAGTTTAAATGGCAAAGGTTGAGCAATGCAGCCGAGCAACAAAGCGTTGTTATTGATGGCGTCGCGCACCGTGCGCTTGCCGACTGTAAAACAACGTTAGGTATTATCCGCGCTATGGCGGGGGTGAAGTCATGAAACGCATTTTCTCGCCGCTGAAATGGGCTGGTTCCAAAGGCCGCATTATGCCAACCTTGCGCCAACATCTGCCAGCAGGAAAACGGCTAGTAGAGCCGTTCGCCGGTTCCTGCTCCGTTATGCTGAATACTGATTATGACGAGTATCTTATTGCTGACATTAACGGCGATTTGATTAATTTCTATCAGAAATTACAGCGGGATTGCGAGAGCATTATTGTTCTTGCAAAAGAGCTTTTCAAATTTGATAACAGTGAAGCGAATTATTATTTGAATCGTCAACATTTCAATGAACGCGAGTTAAGTGATGAATACCGCGCCGCGCTGTTTTTATATTTAAACCGTCATTGTCATGGCGGTATTTGCCGTTATAACCAAAAAGGTGAATTCAACGCTCCCTACGGAAGATATAAAGCGCCCTATTTCCCCGAAGCCGAGATCCGCTATTTCGCTGAAAAAGCCCAAAAGGCCACGTTTGTATGCTGTGACTTTTCCGAAGCGCTCACCATGACTGTACCGGGCGACGTGGTTTATTGCGATCCGCCTTACATCCCGACTTCTGCGACCGCAGATTTTACCCATTATCACACTGGCGGATTTGACCTCAATGACCAATATCAGCTAGTTGAGATGCTGGCTTGGGCGGCGGCTAGAGGTTGCTGCGTTATCGCATCTAATAGCGACACGCCAATCGCCCGCGATCTTTACAGTCTCTTTGATATTCACGGTATTACCGCCCCTCGCTCTGCGAGTTGTAAATCTGATGGCCGTAAGGCGGTAGGCGAAATTATTGCGATAAGCCCATCACCTCACTTATGGGCTGTATTTGATCCCGCCGGCGGGCCGGATTCAACAGTGATGATTGAAATTCCATTCCTCAATGCATGGCAGATTTAGCGTGAGTGACATCTCACTCGGCCGCAAAGAACCCACCCCATCGCTACCTTATCCGGGTAGCGATGCCTCGCCCGTTGAGTGGGCTTATTGGTGGAATGCCCAGCGTATACCCGCCATTGGTGGTCCGGATTATTTAGTCAGAGGAAAGTACGAGGAAACAGAGGAACAAATCGCCGCGCTGGTTGATGCGCAAAATCTGTTATCAAAACAGCCTAAAATCGTTCAGCGTGGCATCAGATACCACCTGAATAAGCTGGAAAAAACTCAAGGTATTCAGCGAGCTAATACGCACTTAACAAAAAACTTTGTCGAGCGCGTATTGCCACGCCTGAATAGGGTCAATGACCAATATTTAATATCCGCCGAGGCTAACGATACCGCGCCTTTTGCATACCGTTTTAATCAGTTGCCTGATTATGGACGTGCTGACATTGAAACACTGGCGAAAGATATCGCCTTGCTGGTCAAGCGTGAACTTGGAATTGTTGATGATGAAGTTAACGGAAAGCCAGATTTAAAAATTGCTTTGGCTCTCTATGTGCGCGCGTCTGCGCTCACCCGTGCTTTTCGCCAGTCGGTGCCGGGTTGGGATGCTTATCAAGCTGATCGCAATAATCTAACGATCAACCAATTCGCTTCTTTTATCGCCAAAATGCAATCAGAAAGTTGGTGGACTCGCTGCCTACGTCGCCACAGTGATAAGTGGAAAGAGCATCTGCATATTGCGCTGGGCAATGTCAGCAAAAAAGCCTCGCCCTATTCCAGTATTGGAGCCGTGAGTGATTGGCGCGAACAGAAGCGTCGCACGCGCGAGTTTCTCAAATCAATGGAGTTAGAGGACGAAAAAGGCAACCGCATTTCTCTGATCGATAAGTACGATCATAGCGTGGCTAATCCGGCCATTCGTCGTTGCGAGCTAATGGCCCGTATTCGTGGATTTGAGGATATTTGCACTGAGCTGGGCTACGTTGGTGAATTCTATACGCTGACCGCCCCGTCTAAATACCATGCCACCAATAAGCACGGACACCGTAACCGCAAATGGTGCGGCGCTGATCCGGCAAGAACCCAGCGTTATTTGCGCGGGGTGTGGAGTCGGGTTAGGGCTAAATTGCATCGGGAAGATATTCGCGTGTTCGGTATTCGTGTTGCCGAGCCGCACCATGACGGCACTCCACACTGGCATATGCTGCTGTTTATGCTACCTGAGTCCGTCGATCAGGCCCGTAAGATATTGCGCGATTACGCCAGTGAAGAGGATGAAGAGGAGCTTTACAGCGCAAGGGCCAGAAAGGCCCGTTTCCATGCTGAAGCCATTGATCCGGAGAAAGGCAGCGCAACGGGTTACATCGCTAAATACATTTCGAAAAATATCGACGGTTTCGCGCTGGACGGTGAAACCGACGATGAAACCGACAAGCTATTGAAAGAAGTGGCCCCCGCTGTATCTGCATGGGCCAGCCGCTGGCGTATCCGTCAGTTCCAGTTTATCGGCGGCGCACCGGTTACCGTTTATCGTGAACTGCGCAAGATGTCAGACCATGAAACCGCGATGGGTTTAAGCGTGGAATTTGCCGCTGTTCATGATGCTGCCGATTATGGTCGCTGGGCTGAGTACGTTAACGCTCAGGGCGGGCCATTTGTTAAGCGCGAGGATTTAATCGCTCGCACCTATTACGAAACATCAGAAACCACCAATGAATATTTTGAAGATGTGATCCGCATTCGTGGCGTGTTCTCGCCACCGGTGGGGATAGACACGCCCATTATCACTCGCACTACAGAGTGGAAGATTGTCAAAGCCCGCGCTCTTGACCTGTCCGTTGATTTGGCCGTTGACCTTAAGGGCGCGCCTGCGCCCTCTCGGAGTTCTGTCAATAACTGTACGGGGGTTCAAAAAATAGTCACTCCGCCAGCGGTCATTGAGCCACCGCCACCGCCAGAAAATATCTGTTTTGAGGCATTAACCGCGAAAGAACGGCGGCAAATGCTTAAGCGGGTACGCAGCGAACCCGTTAAACGCCGCACTGAAACGAAAGAATCCCGCCTACCCACTCAGGGCGAAATCATGCTGGCCGCTAAACCGGGTGAGAAAGAGCAAAAAATCAAAGAGTTTGCGGCATCAATGGGCATTTATTTGAATGACAACATTCTGAAATCAATGGCAAAAGGTGCGTCGGTATCTGTTGAGGGGGTGACGTATCGCGCGGGGATTGATGGCGCGTTGTATCGCGTGCGGCATTCGGCGGTAACCACTGAAGGAATTCAGGCGCGTATTGAATGCCTGCGGGCGCAGCAGATACCGGCTGTTATTCGTTTGATTGGTGATCACCAGCGTAAGCAAAAGAAAGGCGAGGAAGAAAGCAGTGACGATAAGACCGTTTGGATCGGGCCGATTGCTTGGTGAGTTGCGTCGGGCACAGTCGGTTTTGTCTGTAGTGGTCACTGCACACGGACAAGCACAGACAAAAGCGTCTGTGCCCGATGTGAAAGTTCGCTGCAGCACAGATATTTTTAACTATGGAGTATGCCAGTGAAAAACGTCACCTACTTAGGCAGCAAGGCGGCCAGTGGGGCATATCAGGCAATCATCGCCCATATGCCACCGCATGAAACCTATATCGAATCGCATTTAGGCAGCGGCGCGGTAATGTTTTATAAGCCTCGTGCAGTGCGGAACATCGGTATTGATATCGACGATAACGCATTTTTATTAACTCGCGCCCGCTGGCCGCAAGGTGAAACGCCGCAGATACATCTGAAACAGTGCGACGCCGTCGGTTTTCTTGAACGGTTTGATTATGAAACCGCTGGCCGGGTGTTTGTCTATGCTGATCCGCCTTATCTGCATGAAACGCGCACCAGTCGCAGCCGTTACCACAATGAATATACCGCTGAAGATCACCGCCAGTTGATCGCCATTCTGCGCGCAATACCGGCCTGCGTGATGATTTCGGGTTATCCGTCAGCGCTTTACGATGAGTTGTTAGGTGATTGGCGCACCTATGAATTTACCGTCATGACGCGCGGTGGTGTGCGTACAGAAAAGATATGGATGAATTATCCAGAGGGTGCGGCCTATAGCGCGGCATTCGCGGGAAAGGATTATATCGACCGGCAGCGCATCAAGCGCAAGGCCGAGCGATGGGCCAAAAAATACCGGGCGTTACCTGCATCCGAACGTCTGGCTATTCTGTCGGAACTTATGACAGTTCATCAGGATGACAATTTATTAAACTTGGAGACTCAAAATGATTAATGCAAATAAAGCGGTTGAAATCCTTAATGAATTATTAATTCTCGATCCGGCCGCTATCACATTATTAGCGGGTACTCGCGTAGCATGTTCTGACCGTTTCGCCACAGATAGCACGGCGATGTGCGGCAAGGTGGATGGCGTGATGCGTGTCGGTATGGTCGGCGTGATTAATGCCATGGTGGAAGGTGGTTTTATCGGCGCTGAATATGATGATGATTCGGTGTTGGTTGGCTTTCGTGTTGTGAAGGGGTGAAAAATATGGCTCACGAATGTGCACCTGCTCCAGATTGTGAAAATCATGACAGTAAAACCTTGAAATTAAGCGGAATAGTCGCTCGTTTACAAAGCATTATGTTTACTGAGAACTTAACGGCTGACGAATTGGTGCGGTGCTCCAGAATCGTGAGGCGCAGCAACCGAGAGATGAAAGGCCTTCAGGTTGCGGGTGTCAAAGCATCGCAAGAAAAAGCGGAAGAAAGAAGGGAAGGTAAAACGCTGTACTGTAGTTTTTGCCAGAAGAGCCAGCATTATGTTGCAAAACTCATTGCTGGCCCAGACGGAGTCTATATCTGTGATGAGTGCGTAGATGTATGTGACGATATTATCTGTAATTCATGATGTGCTGCCCGCGCCGGCGGGCTTTTTTTATCTGCAAAAAGTACCCCGCAATTCTGCACAAGTTTGCACAATATTTTTGATGCTATTTCACCCCTTTCAGCCCAGAATTGGCGCGGCCTGCCGCCACTTGCACAAATGCACAAAAAGAGACCCTTTTTGCGTGCAGGCGTGGAGGGGAGACAATCGCGCGCTGATGGGTCTAGGGGTGGTCGGGCACCTTTGGCTGGTTCGCCGCTTGTGGGTCATGGTGATGTGCATTCGGGTGATGGGTGTCGTGATCGGATACGTGAGGCGTGCGCCTCGCTATGGGGCGCTCAGAGCGTTATAGCGTGATCGAGGAATGGCACGGGTTGCAAGGTGCGCCCGTGCTGATGTGGATGAAAATTATTGAATGAATCGGCGGGTTAGAGTCACACGGCGGCCAGTGCGTAGGGGTTGAACCGGAATACCTCCACGCCCAGCCAGTCATTCAGGGCTTTCAGATCTTCCATGATGGGATACAGCTCATTGATGGCGAACACCTTTGCGGCTTTCTCGACATCCCCAAAACCGCTGGTATTGGTCGGCATGATCCCCATCAGCTGCGGCGGTACACGGTGCGCGGCCAGCAAATCATCGCGGGTTACGTTCTTGATGCCGTTAAACTCATCTTTGGCGGTTATCTCACTGAAGGGCATGATTTGCAGGCCGTCTTTCTTCCCGCCCGCCGCGTACACAAATACGTTCTTGAATGCCCCCTTCCCTCTGGCGTCGGTCAAGGTGCGTTTGAGTGCCTGCACATCAGTATCGTTCTGCATCGCATCAGACAGATAAACAATCACCCCGGCATGACTGCCGTTAATATAATACTTGCGCCGGAACAGCGTGGCGTCCTCATTGAGCAACGCCGACGGGATAGCCGCCAGATACCCCGGCAAGCCGTAAATTTCCTGATGGATATCCGGCTCAGCCAGATGGAACACCGAACCAGCCGCAAAGGCGTAATCCTCTTTCTCGTAAGTCACAAACCAATACTGATCCAGATTGCTCCCGCGCCGCATGTACTTGGCCGGAACATGCTTCAGCGCCAGCGGGCCGCCCAGTCTATTCTTGCGCAGTTCAAGATAGGCATTCCCGAACACCAAAAAATCCTGCACGAATGCCCCGGCATCAGCGCGGGAAAGCAGTGAGTGCGGACGGTAGCAACTCATCAGTACCCGGCGTTTAAAGTTAAGCGGTGATTGATGGTGAATGGCCGAGTGAAAAATACGCGCCAGCCCGTAGAAGCTGATCGGTGTCTCGTACCAATTACCATTGCGGGCGCACTCCATACAATCCAGCAAATCACGCTGATCCAATACCGGTGTCGGGTCGCCAAAAGTAAAGGATTCCATTGTCGATATGGGCTGCTGGGCTGGCGGTGCATCAGCGGGTATTGCGGGTAAAACAGTCTTCATTTCCACGGTTAAAACTCCTGTACAAAGCCGCCGCCGGTGCTGCCGGTTTCTGCGCCAATCGGTTCATTTTGCAATGCGTGCATGATGGCCCACGCCACGTCGCCGTGGCTGGCCCCTTTGGAGCGGTCGGACACATAGGTCGTCATTCCGCCCGGTGTCACTGATTTACGGATAGTCATAAACGATTGAGCAATCACACTTAGCCCGGCGTCATACTCAAAGCGACCACGGCGCATCACCATTTGCGCCTTGAGGACCAGAGCAGACTTCACGCTGATGCTGTAGACAAACTTCATTGCGGACGGGAAGAATTTCAGTACCAGCGAATGCACCGCGCCACCAATGCCGGTGCCGTCAATACCGATAAACTGCACGTTATAGCGCTGGGTCATTTTCCTGATCTCCTCCGCCTGAAGTTCAAACGGCATCCCGCGCAACTGAATAGCTTCCAGCACGCGGAACTTACCCCCTTCCACCTGTGGCGGCGCGATTGCCACCAGTCCGGCGCTGTCGCCCCCCTCGCCTTCGCCGTTGGGGTCATAGCCAATCCACACTGGCGTATTGCCCAGCGGCCTCGGTGAATAGGGCCGCCAGTCATCCCACACGCCCGCATTCCAACCATCCACGCCGCAGTTAATCAACTCACTGTAAGAGAATGGCCGCTCGCCATTGGTGATGGGCTGGCACATGTACAGATTGTTGAATTCATCCGGGGATTTCTTGGCGATCAGGTCGTCAATATCGATACGGTCAAAACCCAACCCCGCAGCGTCTTTCACTGTCACGATCTGCTTCCACTGCATATCCGCGCAAATCTTGCCGTTCTTCAGGTTCTTGTGAGTGATATCAATGTTAACGCGGTCAGCTTTTTTGCGGCCCTCGTTGAACAGCTCACCCGACCAGAAGCGATAGGCTTCGTGTTCTTCACTAGAGATGGTAGAGAAATAGGTTTCGATCAGCCCGCTCTGTGTCGCCATCCCGGCGGCCACACTGCGCAGGTTAATAAAATTACTGGTCCAGAAATATTCGTCAAAATAGAGGTTGCCGGTATACGACTGCGCCGACGCTGCCGAGGTGCCGAGGAAATGCAGCTCGGCCCCGTTGGACAGCATGATTGGATCACCTTTCAGCTCGACGCCCACTTCGGCGGCAAACTTGATAATAAAGCGCTTAAACTGATGCGCCTGAGCGCGAGAGGCGGACAGGAATATCTGATTACGGCCGGTTTCTAATGCATCGATCAGCGCTTCGCGGGAAAAATACCAAGTTGCCCCAATCTGGCGCGACTTGAGGATATTCCTGATGGTGATCGCCAGACTTTTGGCTTTATACCAACGCCTTTGGTGCTCATAAAGCCCATCGTAAAACCTGACTCTCAGCTGCGCGATCTGCTCATCACTGAAATGATTTTTCGGTAGTTTCTTGCGACCCTCGCCGCCCTCGTTATTCAGCTGCCGGTCAAAGCGCACCAGTTGACGCGCCAGCAAATCAATCTCTTTAAAATCCCGCCCGCTCTTATCCGTTTTATCAATCAGCTGGTTATAACGGGCCTCGGTGGTAAAACGCACCCGGTCGAGGGGCGCGGTTTTGTCCCAGTTCTCGCGCTTACGCCGGGAGTACAGCGTATGCACGTTGAAACCGGTCAACTTGGCGATATGGGATATCTGGTATCCCTGCCAGTAAAGACTACGGGCATCGCGGACAGCATCGGGGGTTAATTTGCTCATGGGGCTTAGGCTATCGCGCCCGCGTGACTGTCGGCGAGGCGATAAAGTTGTAGCAGACCCCTTACAATAACAAGGCTTTGCGCGGGTTTAGCCGCTGGGGTGATGATGGTCTCCGCTGCTTATTGCACACCGATTGCTGATACCCGGAGCATTGTTATATGCCTAAATTATCCAAGTTTTTCCGCGTTGCCGTTGAAGGGGCAACCACTGACGGCCGCGTCATTAATCGTCAGGACTTAGTCGATATCGCATTCACCTATGACCCCAAGGTCTACGGTGCCCGCGTGGATCTGGAACATTACAAAAGTCCCTATCCTGATAGCGTATTCCGCTGCTATGGCGATATCACCGCCGTGAAAACGGAAGAGATCACCGAAGGCGCACTCAAGGGCAAAATGGCGCTGTTTGCCCAGATTGACCCAACCGACGAATTACTGACGCTGAACAAGAGCCGCCAGAAGGTTTACAGCTCTATCCAGTTCGATCCGAACTTCGCTACCAGCGGCCGCGCTTATCTGAAAGGGCTGGCGTTGACTGACGACCCCGGCAGCTTAGGCACGGAACTGCTTCAGTTCTGCGCCCAGCAAGTGTCTGAATCCAAGCCCAATCCACTGGCCGGCCGCAAGCACTCCCCTGATTGCCTGTTTACCGCGCTGGAAGAGACCTTTATTGAGTTTGAAGAGGTGCAGGCAGCGGACGACACCAGCAAGAAATTCACCGCCAAAATCAAAGAATTGCTGTTCGGTGCTGAAAAGAAAACCGATGGCAATCTGGACGATATTCGCCACGCGGTGCAGCTGGTTGCCGAGAGTCAAAAAACCGTGCTGGAAAATCAGCAACAGTTTGCCGCCAGCCGACAGGAAGTGACTGACCTAAAAGGCCAGCTGTCCCAGTTGTCCACCTCGTTTGCCTCGCTGACGGTCAAGTTGCAATCCGAAGATAGCCAGCACACCAGCCGCCCACCGGCTAAAGGTGGCCCAGAAGGCAGCACTGACGACACTATCGACTGCTAAACCGCCCTATTGAATCCACAGGAATAAAGAAAATGAGAAATGAAACACGTGATAAATGGGACGAATATCTGTCCACACAGGCCAAGCTCAACAGCTTGCCACTGGAACGGGTAAGCAAACAATTCACGGTTGTCCCGTCAGTGGCCCAAACGCTGGAAGATAAGATTCAGCACTCCAGTGATTTTCTGAAGCGCATCAACGTGAACCTTGTCCCAGAACAGGAAGGCCAACGCATTGGCATTGGTGTTAGTGGTCCGATTGCCAGCCGCAATACCTCTACAACGATCCGCCGTGAGCCTAACTCACCGGAAACCATTGAAGATGATGGAAAGTACCGCTGCGAACAGACCAACTCTGATACCTATATCAGTTACGCCCGTCTGGATGCGTGGGCCGGTAAGCGTGACTTTAAAACGCGAGTGACCAATCAGATTATTACGCGCCGAGCATTGGATCGCATCATGATTGGTTTTAATGGCACGTCAGTGGCGGCTAAGTCAGATATTACCGCTAACCCGTTATTACAAGACGTTAATATCGGCTGGCTGAAAAAATACCGCCTGTTTGCCCCACAGCGTGTGATGTCTGATGTGATGGTATCCACCCGTGATGAGGACAACAAACTTATCACCAAGGGACAGTATGGCAACCTTGATTCACTCGCCTTCGATGCGGTTAACAGCCTGATCGATCCGTGGTATCAGGACGATACCGGCCTGATTGTGATCTGCGGTCGCAAACTGCTGGCGGATAAGTATTTCCCCGTGCTGAACACCGTCAGCGGCAGCAATCCGAACACTGAAGCGCTGGCCGGTCAGATGTTGGTATCGCAGAAGCAAATCGGCGGTATGCAGACCTACCGCGCGCCGTTCTTCCCCGCCGATGCCATGTTTATTACCACATTCGACAATCTGGCTATCTATGTGCAGGAAGGGACACACCGCCGCACCATCAAAGAGGAACCGGAGTTTAACCGCGTCACCACCTATGAGTCCGATAACGAGGCTTATTGCGTGGAGGATTACGGTTTCGGTTGCCTGATTGAAGGTATCAAAGCCGGTGAGCCGGTTTAACGGTCGCCAGTTCACGCGGGCGGCTCTGCCGCCCCATTACGCCTAGGGGGCATGATGTTAACTCCAGCACAACGCCATTTCGATAAGGTGATGGCAGAACGGCGAGGCACCAAGGACGATGTGGTGCAAGGCTCCGCCTATGAACAACAGCTTTACCGGCTGCGCATTGATCAGCGCCGCCTGTCGCAATTCCAGTCACATCTCACCCGCGCCACCATGAAACGGGAAATGCTGCCCGCCTACGACGGCTGGCTTGATGGCGTACTGGCGGCCAATAGCGGCCAAAGTGACGAAGTGGTCACTACCTGCATGGTGTGGTCAGTGGATGCCGGTTTATACCGTGACGCACTACGCCTAGCGGAATATGTGATCAGCCATAACCTGCCAATGGCTGACAAATACCAGCGCACGGCCGCCTGCTTCATTGTCGATCAGGTGTCAGAAGCTGCATTACTGCGCTTCAAAGGGGCGGCAACCGATAATCCGGCGATTGAAATTGATATTTTGCTGCGCCTGCAAGAGCTGACGGCGGATAAAGATATGCCGGACGAAGCCCGCGCCAAGTTGCTTAAAGCGATTGGTTATACCCAACGTGAAAGCATCAATTTGGCCGATCAGGCGTCCGCGCTGATCTGGTTGCAGCGGGCTTTAGCCGCGCACAAAGATTCGGGCGTGAAAAAAGATATTGAGGTGCTGGAACGGAACCTGAAAAAAGCCGCACTGATTGCTGCGAGCGCGGCCAATGCTGAAGGCGGTGGCGTAACCGACACCGAGCAGACCACGGCAACCGACGCTATTACGGTCGCTGATGCTGATGGGGTCGCCACCTTACCCGATACGCCAACCGTTACCGCAGACGTCCCCGCCAGCACAGCGGCGAAACCGGCCAGCAAAACTAAATCCGCTGCCACTGCCAAAAAATCGGCGGCCAAAGCTAAAGCAAATTCGGTGCGCGCCAAACGCACCCCCTGAATCGTGCCCCGCACGTCGGGCGGCACGCGGAAATGAGGTTTATCCCTGATAACCGCGTCCACCGCCCATTTTATTGATGGTGATGATATGAGCCTGTTAGCCACTGAACCGGTACACCCAGCAAGCCCCCCGGAAGGGGTGGACATCACGATAACCAGTGCCGCATTTTGGCCGGAAATATCGCTCAATCAGCTGCGTAAAGTGATGCGTCTGGACGGCAATGTCACCACCGAACGCCTGAAAGAAGCGGTGATCGAGGCCATCAGCAACACCAACGGCCAGTTACGGGCATGGCGCATCGAACAAGAGGCCGCTGGTGTGCTGAAGCTGGAAGAGGTCGAGGCGGAAGAAGTTGATGGTGAGTCCATCCGGGTGCAGCGCTACCGGCGGGCGATCTACTGCCATGCCAAGGCCAATCTAACCGAGCGTTATCGCGACGCGGACACCACCGGCGACGGCAATAAACGGGCTGATGCCCTTGATCCGAACATTACCGACCTGTGGCGGGATGCCCGCTGGGCCATCAGTGATGTGCAAGGCCGTGAACGCGGCATTGCCGAGTTGGTGTAAATGCGTGTTCAGGCTCAACAGTATGACACCGTTGACGCGCTGTGTTGGCGTCATTACGGCCGCACCGAGGGTGTCACCGAGGCGGTTTATCAGGCCAATCCGGGGTTGGCCGAACTGGGGCCGGTACTGCCCGCTGGTCACTGGCTGGAACTGCCCAACACCACTGAACCGGCACAACAAAATATTATTCAGCTGTGGGACTAATCGCCACAGCCACGGCACCCCAGAGGGGGTAACGGATATGAAAATGCCAGAAAAAGATCCAAGTTGGATAGGTGCATTACTGGCCTTTTATTCTGCTCATTCCACGGTCATCAACGGCTTTCTGGTCGGCTTTATTGTGGCCTTTCGCCGCGTGGTCTGGGGCGGTGGAAAGTTACGTGAAGGCATTGGTGAGGGGGTGGTCTGCGGGCTGGTTGGCGTCAATATTGGCCCGGTCATCTCCCCGATGCTGATCCGCGCCATTGATGCCATTCCGTGGCTAAACGGTGCGCTAACTGAAGTCGCTGCCGGAAAAGTGGAAATCTTTATCAGCTGCTTGATCGGGCTAATCGGCTTGCAGGCTATCCGAGAGTTGGTGTTTAAAATCGTCAATAAAAAGGTGGGAACCCCTGATGCCAAACAATAAATATATCTTCGGTCAGGCCAGCGAAAGCAACTTGATCGGCGTACATCCTGATTTGGTCAAGGTGGTGCGCCGCGCGCTGGAATTGACCCCACTAGATTTTAAAGTGATTGAGGGCCGCCGCACACTGGAACGCCAGCGCGAATTGGTCAAGGCCGGAGCCAGCCAAACCCTGAACAGCCGCCACTTAACCGGCCATGCGGTGGATATCGTGCCGCTACCGGACGGCAAAATCAGCTGGGAATGGAAGTATTTTTATCCGATGGCTGATGCCATGAAACAGGCTGCTGTCGAGCTGGGGATCACCGTGGAATGGGGCGGTAATTGGACAACCTTTAAAGACGGCCCGCATTTTCAATTGCCCGCCCGTCAATATCCGGGCTGACACTATGCCAATTTTCAATGCAGCATCATTGGTCTGGCCGATTGTCGGCGCGTTACTGGTTATCAGTGGCGTACAGACCCACCGGTTAGCCGAGGCCCGTCAGACATTGATTGACCAGCAAGCAGCCGATTCGTCCAGTAAAAACGGCCAACTCATTGCCCTTGCGCTGACCGCCAATGCCAACAATCAGGCACAGGCGCAGTTACGCCAACAGGTAGCCAGCGCCGATCAGCTGTTGGCGCAACGTAATAGCCAAATCAAGAGGTTATACCGTGAAAATGAAACCTTACGCCGCTGGGCTGATACTCCCCTGCCTGATGATATTATCCGGCTGCGCCAGCGCCCCGCCTTTACCGGGGCCACAGATTACCGTCAATGGTTGTCCGAAGGTCACAGCCTGCCTGTTTCCGGCAGTCAGCCCGCGCACTAACGGCGATTTGAATGACGACATTGACCAGCTAGAGGCGGCTTTGCACGCCTGTGCGGCGCAGGTTGATACCGTGCTGGCCTGCCAACAAGGAACGGCCAATGTTAAAACCTAACCTGCTGCGTGCTGCGCTGAGTCAGGCGGTGCCCTACCTGCGGGATAATCCCGACAAGCTGGCGATCTGGCTGGATAAGGGGGTCGTGGTCGCCACCGGGCAGCAGTCACTCTCATTCGAATATCGCTACACCGTGCACGTTATCGTGATGGATTACCCCTACAGCATGGATACGGTCACGTTGCCCGCCATGCTGTGGATCCACCGCCATCAGCCGGATTTGATTTTCAATCCCGACCGACGCAAAACCGGCTTTACCTTTGAGGCGGATATTCTCAATAACGCCACCGCCGATATCATGCTGCACCTTGAGCTGACCGAGGCAGTCAGAGTGGCGGACGTGAATGACCGATTGGAATTAACTCACCTTGACGAACCCGCCGACCCGCGCGGCGATATGCTGACCTACTGGGAACAGGCCGCCGCCAACACCCCTTGGGCGGGCTGACATCGAGCACAGCCAAAAATGACTGTGTTGGCCACAGACGGAAAGAGGCACTATGGATAACGAATTTCAGGAACTTGAACACTATTTACAACGCCTGATAAATCGCGGGAAATCGGGCGCACGGCACAAACTGAGCCGCGATATCTCCATCACCTTGCGCCGTGGTCAGCAACAACGTATTCGCCAACAATTAAACGCGGATGGCTCGCCGTATACCAAGCGCAAAGAGAGCATCAAAACCGTGCAAAAACGCCTGCGGTTTATCTATCAGGGCACGGTGCGCGACCTGAAAAACTGGTCAGGCAATAAACGCCAGATAACCGGCTGGGATAATAAACGTAATGCTATCCGCACCTTTAACCGTGTCGATATTGACCGTTTTTTATCGGTCGAAACCGAAGCCACCACCCAGCGTACCAACAAAAAACAACCGATGTTTCGCCGCTTGCGTAATGCCACCTTTCTGCGCCTTCAGGCGCTACCTGATTCCGCCGGTGCCGGTTATGTCGGTGTTGCGGCCAAAATTGCCCAAATACACCAGTACGGCGGCACCGATCAGGTTAACCCCTATGTGAAAGCGGATTACCCCGCCCGGCAATTGCTCGGCATCACGTCCAAAGACAGCGATAACGTGCTCAATCAGGTCTTTGACTTTATCGCCCAGCCATAAAAAAAGTTGTCACAGCTCCCCTACAACTGCCGCGCGTTGTGCCCCTGCCCGCGCGCGTAAACAATACCGTTACGCTGAATAACGAGTATTGCCCCATGACCAACGCCGAAATCTATCGCCTGATAATGAATCTGATCCGTTTCGGTATCGTGGAACAGGTGAATTTAGCCCTTGATCCGCCCAAGGCCCGCGTGCGCTGCGGTGAATTGCTTACTGACTGGTTGCCATGGTCGGTGCGCCGTGCCGGAACCGCTAAAACATGGTGGCCGCCGACCGAAGGTGAACAGGTGATTATTCTGGCCGCTGGCGGCGAACTGTCCGCCGGAGTGATCATTGCCTCCCTGTATCAAAACAGTCTCCCTACGCCGATGAACACCGCCAACACCCAGCACACCACCTACCCCGACGGGGCGGTGATTGAGTACAACGCTGACACCGGCGCACTGACGGCCAGCGGCATTAAAACCGCTACCCTTGATGCGGGCCAATCCATTCAGGCCACCGCACCAGAAATCACCTGCACCGCCTCGGTCAAAATCACACTGGATACGCCCACCGTGGAGTGTACCCAGCATCTGACCACTGCCACCTTAGAAGTGAAGCAAGGCGGCAAAATGACCGGAAATATTGAGCATTCTGGCGGCACCTTCTCATCCAATGGGGTGGTGATTGATAGCCATGTCCACGGCGGCGTGCAGCACGGTGGCAGCAATACTGACGGGCCAAGCCGATGATCTATTTAGGCATGAATGCCCAGACGGGGCGGCGCATTACCGATATGGACCATATCGCCCAGTCGATCACCGACATCGTCACCACACCGACCACCACGCGATGTATGCGCCGGGGCTATGGTTCATTGCTGTCTGACCTGATTGACGACCCACAGAACCCGCTGTTACGGCTGAAAGCCATGTCGGCGGCCTACAGCGCGATCATGCGCTGGGAGCCACGCGTGGTACTCACCCGCGTGATATTGGCACAACCGCAGGCTGGCAAAATGACGCTGGAGCTTCAGGGCCAGCGCACGGATCTGGCTGACACCTTTAATCTGGCGATCCCAGTCGGGGGTAACACATGAGCACTATCGACCTGTCACAACTGCCCGCCCCGCTGGTAGTGGAAGCGCTGGATTACGAGACCCTACTCGCTGAACGCAAGGCGGAACTGATCGCCCTGTATCCTGCTGATGAACAGGCGTCCATCACCCGCACCCTATCACTAGAATCCGAGCCGCTGGTCAAGTTATTGCAAGAGAACGCTTACCGTGAGCTGGTATTACGCCAGCGGGTTAACGAGGCGGCGCAGGCGGTGATGGTGGCCTATGCCAACGGCAGCGACTTAGACCAACTGGGCGCAAACAATAACGTTCAACGTCTGGTAATCACCCCTGCTGATTTAGACACCATTCCGCCAACAGCGGCGGTGATGGAATCTGATACAGATTTTCGCCTGCGCATTCCGCAAGCCTTTGAAGCGCTGAGTGTGGCCGGCCCGACCGGAGCCTATGAGGCCCACGCCCGCAGCGCTGATGGTCGGGTGGCTGATGCCTCGGCGCTGAGTCCATCACCCGCTTGTGTCACTGTCACCGTGCTGGCGCGAGCCGGAAATGGCGAAGCCTCGTCGGAGCTGCTCGACATTGTCCGCCTTGCCCTGAATGACGAGGACGTGAGGCCGGTGGCTGACCGCGTCACCGTACAATCAGCGGCGATTGTCGATTACCAGATTGACGCCGTGCTCTATATCTATCCGGGGCCAGAAGCTGAACCCATCCGCGCCGCGGCTCAGACCAAGCTCAATGCCTATATCAGCACTCAGCGCCGACTCGGACGGGATATTCGGACTTCCGCCATTTATGCCGCGCTGCATGCTGAAGGGGTGCAACGCGTCGAACTGAATGCGCCGCTGGCTGATGTGGTACTCGACAGCACACAGGCGGCTTACTGCACTCATGCGGTATTGACGGTCGGGGGAACTGATGAATAACCGCTTGCTACCGGCGGGATCATCCCCGCTAGAGATCGCCGCCGCGCAAGCCTGCGCCCGGTTGGGTGAGGTGCCGGTGCCGTTGCGCCAGTTATGGAATGCGGACCTGTGCCCGCTGCCATTACTGCCCTATCTGGCGTGGGCGTGGTCGGTTGATCGCTGGGATGAAAACTGGCCGGAAGCGACCAAGCGCGCGGTGGTCAAGTCCTCGGCCTATGTGCATAAGCGCAAAGGCACCATCGGCGCATTGCGTCGTGTGGTGGAGCCGCTCGGCTACCTTATCCGCGTAATTGAGTGGTGGAAAACCGGCGAAACGCCCGGCACTTTTCGGTTGGATGTCGGCGTGCTGGAAACCGGCATTACTGACGAAATGTATTTTGAACTGGAGCGGTTAATTGACGGGGCAAAACCCTGTAGCCGCCATCTGATTGGCCTGTCCATCAATCTGGATGTCTCCGGAGCGATCCCTGTCAGTGTCGCCAGTTACGACGGCGACGAGCTGACCGTTTACCCCTATTTACCTGAAACCATTACTGTGAGCGGCCAGCACTACACCGGCGGCACACTTCATCTTATTGACAGCGTGAGCGTGAACCCATGACCACAAAATTCTTTGCCATACTGACCAATCTGGGGGCAGCCAAGCTGGCAAACGCCACGGCCCTCGGCACCCAATTACAGATCACCCACATGGCAGTGGGCGACGGTGGCGGCGTATTGCCGCTGCCGAACGCCGCACAAACGCAGCTGATTGGCGAGAAGCGCCGCGCCGCATTGAATTCATTAAGTGTCGATGCGGCCAACAGTAGCCAGATTATCGCTGAACAGGTGATCCCTGAAACGGATGGCGGTTGGTGGATACGTGAAATCGGCCTGTTTGATAAAGATGGCGTATTAATTGCCATTGCCAACTGCCCGGAAACCTACAAGCCCCAGTTGCAGGAGGGCAGCGGCCGCACACAAACCGTGCGTATGGTGCTGATTATCAGTAGTACCGAAGCGGTCACGCTGAAAATTGATCCCTCGGTGGTGCTGGCAACGCGTAAATACGTGGATGATCAGGTGATTGAGGTCAAAGCCTATGCCGATGGGTTGATGGCTGCACATTTGGCGGCGGCAGACCCGCATTCACAATACGCGCCAAAAGCCAGCCCCGCATTAACTGGCAAGCCCACCGCCCCCACAGCGGCAAAAGCCGATAACAGCACGCAGCTGGCAACCACCGCACACGTCAAGCAGGTGGTTACAGACTATTCCCCACTTGCCAGCCCAGCATTAACCGGCAAGCCCACCGCCCCCACGGCGGCAAAAACCGATAACAGCACACAGCTGGCAAGCACTGCACATATTAAATTGGTACTTGCAGACTATGCCCCACTTGCCAGCCCAGCACTGACCGGTACACCAACAACCCCCACGGCAGCAGCGGGAAGCAGTACCCAGCAGTTAGCGAATACCGCATTTGTGCAGGCGGCAATTGCGGCATTGGTTGCATCCTCACCGGCCGCGCTCGACACGCTGAAAGAGCTGGCCGACGCACTGGGTAATGATCCTAATTTCGCCACCACCATGACCAATGCCTTGGCCGGAAAAATGGATAAGGCCAAAAATGGGAGTGATATTCCAGATGTGGCGAAGTTTCTTGTAAACCTTGGTTTGGGTGACGGAAGTTTAATCCCGATCGGAGTGCCTCTCCCATACCCATTGTCCGCTGCGCCGACTGGCTGGTTAAAGTGCAACGGCTCCACCTTTAGCACAACCACATACCCAAAATTAGCATTGGTCTATCCATCTGGTGTGCTCCCTGATATGCGTGGCAATGCTATTCGGGGCTGGGATGATGGGCGAGGAGTTGATACTGGGCGAGCGTTGCTGTCAGAACAGGCCGATGCCGTTCAGAACATAACAGGAAGTATATGGGTCGCGGCGGAAAAAACAGACAGTACTTTTGCATCCGGGGCTTTCACCACCGAGCTGCCATTAGGCAATTGTGTTACATCGGTGTTCCAGCAGCGCCAAGTTCAGAGATTCAATTTCGATGCGTCGCACGTAGCTCGAACAGCAGCAGAGACCCGCATGAGAAACATCGCATTTAACCACATTGTGAGAGCCGCATAATGACTATTCAATTTGATAAAGATGGGTACGCAATTGCAGATGGTTATGTCACTGTGTATAACGCCATGCCTGACACTCGCGAATATATCGGCTCATCATCTGAATTTATTAATCTCGGCCAAGGGCTGCCGGGCCACGCGTATACAGACCAGCCACTTAAAGCCAAAAAAGGATTTGCCGTTTGCCGCACGCAAGATAATAAAAATTGGGAGTATGTAGCAGATCATCGCGGTGAAATTCGCTATAGCACTATCTCAAAGCAAGAGGTCATTATCAAAGCGCTGGGTGACTATCCTGCAAACACAACGGATATCGCCCCCACCGAGTTTGATCAGTGGGATGGGAATGCGTGGGTTAGTGACGAGGCCGCCAGAACGGCAGCAATCAGACAAGCAGCAGCAAGCAAGAAAGCTGAACTAAAGGCTGCTGCAGACTCCGAGATTGACTGGCGGCAAGATGCGGTTGATGGGGGTTATGCTGAAGCTGATGAAGTGGCTGAGTTGGCAGCGTGGAAGAAGTATCGAGTGTTGTTGATGCGAATAGATACATCAAAAGCACCTGATATTACTTGGCCTACAACCCCTTAGTCATGAAAGACAACACCGGGCTTCAAGCCCGGCTATGATTGCTTATTCAGGCGCGACAGGCCGCTTAATATCTGGCGCTGTACTCACATCCATATCATCTAACTCGATGCGATAGGCTTTCCACAACTTCAGTTCAGCGGCCTTATCCTGCCCCGCCTCGATCCGGTCTTTCAACGTTTCTATCTTATCGCTTGCGTCGCTAATCAATTTTGTTTTATCGGCTTTAGCTTGAGCAATATTAATTGCTTTAATCTCAGCAAGTTGTGCGGCTGTTAGTGGCGGTATATCTGCCCAAGCGGGTAAGCCATCAGGGCCAGCAATCCGTACTTTACCCGTTGGCGGCTGACCGAATTTGTTAAATATCTCATCAGAAACTTCAATCCCATCTTTCGGCCATGTGCCAGCAGAAACGTATAATTCTTTAATTGAAAGTGGGTAAAAAGAGTTGCTAAAAGCGCTGTAGATATAATTCATAGTTATTAACCTCTTGCGTTCCACATAAAGCCATAAGTACCAGCAGTACCAGACCTAATTTCAAAGGTGCTCGCTGATGTTGGGTAAAATCTATTGTTAGCCTCTCCTGAGCCTGAAATTGTTGCTGCAAGCGGGTTAGCATTCACTATGAAAGAAGCAGACGGGAAAGGGATTGGCATCGTTACAACTGCAACAATGCCGTTGGTTGCAGGATCTGTCCCCCACTGCTCAATGTTCCCTTGTGGGTCCTTGCGCCAACCTCTTGCTTTATTCCCACCATATGTCCATCCAGTTAAGAATCGTGGATCATCCCCCGCAGCAACCGTACCCGGAGTCGTGCCTACGTCTTTTGTCGCAGCGTCGCCTAAACCAAGGTTTGTGAGAGCCTCAGCAGCAGTCTTACCACCTGTGCCACCGCCAGATATTGGCACCGGAATTGCTGAGTTCCAATCTTGATTAAAAGTAAACACTCGAGAACCTGCCGCACCAACGCAGAGCAGTTCATAGACTTTAAAGTTAGCGGCCGCGCCTGTGTCTGGTGTTAGTCTTAGACCTATTCGATTACCATATACATATTCAACGCGGACGCTAATGTTACCCCCCGCGTTATACGTAATTCCTGCGGGAGGGTTAATCCACGTGTTGTAAGCAGTTAGGTAATTAGCCCCCGATGTGAATACAAAGTTCTGCCAGTCAAAGTTAGCGATGACCGCCATACTCTGCAAGCCAATACCCATGTCTGTCAGGGTGAGGTTCTTGAGCGCAGCAGCCACCGCCACAGGGCCAGCAGCGAATATTTCAGAAAGGTTATTCGCTTTCTTGAGAAAATCCCCGCCCGCTCCGCTAATAATGGCGTTAATCGCGGTCAATAACTGTTCACGGTCGCTTTTATCCAAAACCGCGCCTGTACTTTCAATGACTTTGGCGATCTCCTCTTGTATGGCATCAAAATAATCATCATCCAAAGCCGTAGCCGGTACACCCGTTTGTGGGTTACCACGGGTAAAGCCGTTCTTTCCCGCGCCAAATTTATCCACTTGGGCGGTTGGGGTATCAATACGATGCATAAAGGGTTACTCCGGGTATAAGAAAGTCACATAGGTGTGCGAAGGGCAAAGTTTGTTAATGACGCATTCGGCAGTGGTGTCGCCCCACGTTCTCAGGCTGGCGGTGCACACTGAGGCGCAGGTCATGTCGGTGATCTGGGTAACATTCGGCATATTGACCTGCCACCAGTAGCGCCACTCTTCTGAATAAAGCGAATCAATACAGGTAGACGTACAGCGGAAAACATCACTTTCAAACTGGGTGATCGTGGCGTCCGGATATCCCAGCGCCGCCAGTTGTGCCAGATAGAAACCCTTGTTAATCCCGCCCGTGACATTGATTTTTGCATCCAGCCGCTGCTGTCGCTGGGCCAAGGTCTGTACGCCGGGCGGTGCGCATGAGTCCGGTAGGCCCGTTATCTGCTCGTAGCGATCGATAAGCTCAGTGGTGGTGCGCGGATCAACCTCTAGCATTAGGCTATCTCCGCGCTGATGGGCGCGAGAGTAGGACGGAGCAAGCCCCAACAGTAGGGGATCATCCCCCTCCCACGCTGGACCGCGCGGCAGGAGGTTTGTTAATAGTTGGCTGTAGCTGTCGGTCAGGTCCACGTCAGTTCTCCCACAATGGGCAGCTCAGTCGCGGCCAGTTGAATATCATCGGTCGGACTCACCAGAACATGCTTATACTCCCCGGTGGCGATGCTGATCGCTTCGTTAATGCGAGAGTGATCCAGCACCCCACCCGGCACCCCATCACGCAGAAACATGGCACGCAGCTCGGCGATAACTGCATAGCGAACCTCCGGAGTGTCTGGCGTAAGGCGAATATGGAACGGTACTATCTTCGCCACTGGTGGGAAGGTGTAGAGGCTGGCCCCCGCCACCGGAGCCAGCGGTAAGATGTGGTCACGCGCGGCGGTGACTACCGCATTATCCGGCACTGGATTTTCAAGGTTGCTGTTAGCCACCATCACCCCGACCGTGCCGGTTCCCATCCAGTGGCGGTAAGTCCATGCGCGGGTAACGCCGGGTACCTCTTTAGCCCAGATAATATAGTCGCCGTCAGCGCCGCCTTGCGGGGAGTAATACCAGCGCTCAATGATCCGCGCCCGCCATTCCTCCACTGGCTCCACATCCGTGCCGCCCTCAATGCCATCAGCAGCAGCGGACGAGGGCAGACCGTTAATAGGCTGAGTCAGTACCATGCTGATACCATCGTCAGTATTTCCCAGTGTGCCAACGACTGAGCAGATCACTGGCACCCGCAGAACCCCCGCAATAGAGGTCGCCGCTGCGGTGGTGGTGTACTCCTGCAAATCATCGCGCTGAATTACTCTTCCGGTAGGGACTTCAATGTCGTTGGTGACCCCTTCCCAGCGTACAAAGCCCGTGGCGGTTGAGGGTTCTTTGCGCTGGCAGCGCTTCATATTGCCGTGGCGCGCTAGCCAATCCTCGTCGCACTGATCCGGTAATAGGTTACGGGCCAGATAATCGATGTAGCCATAAACCGTGTGCACCGCTGCCGCATGTACCCGGCTGTACACCTCGGTGTCGGCACGGCGAAGAACGGCATCAGTTTGGAAGCGGGAATTCAAGTCACTGCGGATTTGGGAAATAAGCTGGGGAAGTGTTGGGCGGTTAAATCCGCTATCAGCCATTGAGTGCACTCCATAAGTCATCGAAAGTTATTAGCTGAGAACTGCCATCATTGCGGTACAGGGTTATTTCAGCGGTCAACATGTCGGTGTCGCGCCGCTGCACATTGATAGTGATTCGTGAAACTACACCGTCGTCTTTTAACCAAGCGAGTGCCTGCTCTAAGTAGCCTCTTGCTAGCTCGATCGTGTTATGGGTCAGGGTGGTGCGCTGGAGTAAATAGAGTCGGGAGCCGATACGGTCATTTTGTATTGTGGGATAAGTATCACCCCACCACCCCATGGGCCGCTCAGCATCATCATCCGGATCAGCCCGCCGCCAAGTAAACAGCGAGATAATCACCGCGCGTGTTAGGGGATCGGTGGGCGTAGAGGCTGATTGTTGTTGACCATTCACCATCAGGATCATCGGTTACTCCATCTTCTGGTTAGGCACGTCAGTATTCGGTTCACCGTGCGGGTGAGTATGCGAATTGAACTGGCCGCGCATCGCTGCCATGGTGCCGGTTTTGTCTTGAACATCAGCCGCAGACTCGACATTGCCCTGAGCTTTAATTTGACCGCTGGCTTCAATCAGTGGCGTGTTGAATACCGCTTTTTCTTCAGCGTTAACAATAAACTGCTTAGTGTTCACCTCGATTTGGTTACCGCGCTTGAGGATAATGCTGTCCCCTTCGTCGCTGTAAATCGCCACCTCACCAGACTTAAGCCCCTTAATTCGATACCGACGATCAGCCACCACTAACACCACCCCGTGCGAGCGGTCGCCATCGGGGAAAGCGGCGAACGCCTCCGCGCCCGTGTGGGCGGCGCTGGTAAAGCCATAAGGTTCCAGATGTTCGATGTTGTCTTTTAACTCATCCGCAATCATCTGAATTTGCAGCATCTGGTTTTTACTGCTGGAATCAAGGCGGCGAACCACCGCCCGAACCAGCATATTGGATAGCCCGCGCTGTATCCCATCCAACAATCGACTCATTAGAATTCGTCCTCTTCGGCTTTTTTGCGGCGCTGTTTGTTTGGATTGGGTGGTTTTGGCAGATAGGCATCAGCGGGGCCGATCCGTAACTGGGTGATGGTTCCCTGCTCGTTTTTGCTGTAGGTCACCTCCGCGATTAACATTTCGCGGTTGTTAAAGCCCAGCACCGGATCGAACACCGTGACCAGTTGATTGGGCGACCACAAATCGCCGCTCCCCTGCCGCCAGCCCTGTACCGTATAGGTCACTTCATCGGTACGCGCTGCCCGCCGTAGCATCTCAAACTGGCTGCGCTCAATCACCGAGCCGCCTGTGGCATTACCGCTCTGCTTGATCACCATCGGTCGATAACGGCTGACGCCGCCGTCAACGGTTTTAGCCCGGATGGCATTGGTGGTGGCCGCGCCAAAGTCGTCGTCATTGCCCGATCGTTGCCCGGCAACCACGTATTCAGAAAAGCGGTCTTTGATGCTCTGCTCGGTGTCACAGGAAATGATATTTTCCCCCAGCACCAACGCGGTGACGGTGCGTGAGGCTCCCACCGGACCAATCACCAGTGCGCCAGCTGGATTGTCATAGGCCAGCACCTGTTGAATGCCCATCATCTTATCCAGCACATCGACCACGGTTTCACCGTAATCCACCTGTAACCCCTGCATTGGGGTGTTTTCCACTCCCGCATTGACCACCGAGACACCAAAGGGTGCGGCGAGCTGGGTCGCGATCTGCACAAAAGAGCGCCCGGTAAATTGGGTTATCAGGGCGGCGCAGTCGATCAGGTCTTCGGTTTTACTGCGACCGACAATACCCACCGATACTGAGCGGGCGTCATAGCGTACTGGCGTGGCATCGATATAGCCGGTGACCACCAAGTCAGTGCCGATCAACACCGTGACTTCATCGCCCTTTTTCACTCTTGGCTGTAGGTGTCCGGCCTCTTCGCTGCCGGGCCATTGGCGGGTGATTTCCACATTAAAATCACGGGCCAAGCGCTCAATACCTGCCGAGATAGAGACCGAAGTCCACCCCACCCACTCGCGGCCATTCACCCGCAATGTGACATCGTTATTCATCGGATGGGTACCTGTAGCGTTTTCACCGGCACGAAGCCGGGATGAGTTATCTGGTTGCGACCGATAATGTCGGTTTCTCGCGCGGCGGAATCATACCAATCAGCCGCCAACACCAGCGCGGGCAGCACTTCATCAGGGGTGCGGAAGGTGGTTTTTTCTATCTGCTCGAGCCGCGTACTGATATCGCGATTCACATCAGCACGCACGGTGTTGATCGCCAGAAACAGCGCATCATCCGTCACCCGCAGCAGCTCCTGATCAATGGCGGTATTGAGGGTGTCGCGGATCTCTGTCAATGCCTCGTAGGTCACGGGCGGGGTAACAGCTACTGCGTCGCTGAGCGACGTCACCGCCGGATGGGTCACCAGCGGCAGTTGCGCCTGCGGTGTCACCGTGGCATTCAGTGGCGGGCGGGCCTGCGGTAAATCAGCCACACTCTGCGCCGCCTCAGTCAGTGCCGTGGTACGGATGGCCTGAGCGACAACATTGCGCTGGGTGGTTTGCGTCTGGATAGTCTTGCTGTCCGTTTTCCATACCCCGTGTGGAGCCAGATCACGGCCAACAGTAAAGCCGCTCAGCCCCTTAATTTTGTTAATAATGTCGTCGCTGTTACCCAGCAGACTATTACCCGAACGCCACATGCGTTGCAGGCGATTAACGAAATTCATGCCGGAACTGGGCGGCATTAGCAGCACCGACAGATCACCATCGAGCAAGCGGCCCGCGTCAGCAATAGCCGAGTTCACGCCGTCAAAGGTTTTGATGGCAGTGTTCATCATATCGCTGGCATCACTGATCACGCCGTTCTGGATAAAGTCAGCCATTCCCTCCAGCCCGAAATCCTTACCGAATGCATCTGTCACACAGTCGGTCATGGCATCACAGGAGGAAACCAGCTTCTGTCCAGTGGCAACACCGGAGGTGGGAAAAGAGAGTTCACCCGCTTCAACAAAGTTAAAACTGATAGTGCACATGCGGCCATCAGCCGCACTATGGCTAATTCTCACCTCGCCATCGATACAGACATTTAGCTCGCCATACTGCGGGTGAATCAATTTCCCCGGTCCCGCCTGATCAATGGCGGTAATCAACAGGTCACGTTGTGCCTGATAATCGTCACCAATCAGATAGGCTGAAATCGTATCGCGCCGCGTCACCCGTCCCAGATCTTCGGAGTAAGGTTTATCGCGGTTGGGGTATTCATGGGTTTGTGTCCTGCGCCCGAAAGTGGCCTCATCATCCTGCGTTTTAAATGGCACACCACGAAACGAGGCCGGTAATAGCTTATCTTTCCAGCTCATACATTCTCCGGGCATAAAAAAACCCACCGAAGTGGGTTGCTAAAAAATAATGATATTTACTTGGGCACAAACTTAGCTGTATAGGCAGATATCATTTGATCAATGTTAATATCAGATTGTGACTTAGTGTCAATTTTGAACATTCTCAGCGCCTTATTTTCGGCATATTGTTTGGCCTTACCATTTATGGCAACCAACTTATAGTTAAACGGAGGATTTGTTTTGTCTTTATCCTCAGTAACTTTAAATAACAAAAATGGCGATGGGTTCTTCTCGGGAATAAAGCAGCCTATAGTCCAATTATTGGTAATTTCGTCATAGATACTATTACAGTTGAAATCAGGGTTTCTTATCATATTGGCTACAATTGCATCACTAACATTACTTGCCGCACTTGTTACATACTCTGGTATCTCATTTTTATTTCCCTCATCACTTGTTTGTGAGTTTGGAACATCGCAGCCCGCCATAGCAAAGCAGGAGAGCGCGATAAAAAATAATTTTTTCATAGGGACCTCGCTTATCAAAGTGAGGTCGATGATACATAAATCTATTTAGATGAGAAGCGAGAATAGCCCACATCATAGCCCACCCCAAAACCCGACTGGTTGGTTTTGGGGCCAACAATTGCCATACCCGGAGGGGCATTATCAAATTTAACAGTTATCTCTCCATTGACTGCCTGAGGTCGAGCGGAAGCTAATGGCACCTTGGAGTTTTGGCTACCATCGAAATTTAATATCTCTTTCATGCGCGGGATAAACCCAGTGTAGCCCCTGTCCTGCTCCCCCTTTTTCAGCCTATCAACCAGAATGTCCCCTTTGGATTTATTGGTGGCCTGAGACTCTTTGCTTAGATCGTCCAGTTGCTTAAATAGGCTAATAATCACACCAATAGTGACCATTTGACCCCCATAAGAGATGAGTGTTTTTAATGCGCCATTAAGCCCTCTGACGCCTGCGCCACCAGCATTAATCCCTTTCAAAAATGAGAACGCAAAATCACCTGCCATATACAGCGCTAGCCCTTTCATTGCCCCTTCCCAGCCACCCACCATATCGACGATGGGCTTAATCTGGTTCCACACATCTTTAAATACCGGACCCACCGTATCCCAGTTAGCCACAATCAGCGCCCCCGCACCGATCAGCAGCGTAAGTAACTTACCCAGCGGTGACATTTTGGTGACGAAATTCATGATGCCGATCGCTTTCGTTACTGCTGTAACACCAGTAGCAACAGAAATTAAATAAATGCCTAATTTAAAAACTGTCTTTATTAATTCAGGATTGGCTTTAACCCATTGCCGAAACTGCTCTAATAAGGGTTTAAGCTCTTTAGTACCCTCGGTAATATAGGGCAGGAACATGTCTCCCAGAGTAATACTGGCAATCTCTAATTGGTTCTTCAGTAATTGAACTGCGTTGGCTGTGGTTGCCGCTCTGGATTCATATTCTTTTTGCATTGAACCGGCATAAACCTGAGCATCTGCAACTTTATTAAAATTCTCTCTCAGTAAATCCATATTGGTTAAGAGAGGTGCTATGGCCCCTAGTGACTCTCTACCAAATAGCGCCTCCAGTGCAGCGGCCTGCTTGGCTTTGGGTAATTTAGCGACAGAATCCAATACCTTTAAAATAGCGGTTTTGGAATCTTTCTGCATATCCGCAGCCAGTTGCTTAGGATCTATTTTTATAGCTTTTAATACTTTCCCTTTTAATCCTTTACCTGTGCCAGAGGTAAGCGACAACATAAAGTTTTTAATACCCGTTGAAGCTATTTCCGACTCTACCCCCATCCCGGCGATAGTCGCCCCCATTGCCGCGATTTCCCCCGACGCAAGGCCCGCCACGCTACCTAACGGGCCAATTCGAGTCACAATTTCCGATATTTTTGCCGCATTAGCCGGGCCAGTATTCCCCAGATAGTTAACTTTATCTGACAGCGTAACCACTTCACTTTGCGTTAATTTAAATGCCGTCCGCCACTGAGCCATCATCTGGCCAGACTCTTCTGCCGTCTGGTCAAATGCAATACCCATTTTCACCGCATCGGTTGCAAACGCTTTAAGATCACTGCGGGCAATACCTGCCTGCCCACCCGCAGCAACAATGGCGGCTATTCCATCAGCAGCCATCGGGAGTTCGGTGGATAGCTTTAATATATCTTCGCCCATCTCCTTAAATTGAGCTGGCGTGTCAAAGTCCACAACCTTACGCACATCAGCCATAGAGGACTCAAACTCCATCGCCTGATTGATTGGGATAATGAAAGCACCACCAATGGCAGCGCCCATCATCGCCACACTTTGCATAACGTCTTTAAATTCCCCCTTAAACTTACGCAGATCCTTCTGCATCGTTGTCAGCGCCGGAGATAATTTATTGACGCCAGTAATAATCGCTTTTAACTGAAAACTATCTGACATTATTTAGCTCCGAATTAATGCGCTCGGCCTGCGCCTCCATCTCAAATATTTTGGATAGCGGGCAAGCCATGACGGTAAGGGGATTCATTCGCCAAAAATAGGCAACGTTATAGACGCGACTAGTTAGCTCGCTGACACTTTTGATGCCGTAAAAAAACCAACAATCTGCATTGAGATAGTGATCAAGTCTTTCGGCAATAATTGCTTAGCTGATGAAGGGGGGATATCAGCCAGTATCGGTAAATATGCCAGTGTGCAACTCATGTCAATTTTAGCGCTGCCGTTATCCGAATAAGAGAACGGCATACCAAACTTGGCAATTTCATCATATTCAGGTGCGCGAATATTTAACTCTTTGACCTTTTCACCACCAACGGTAATTTCTTTGGTTAATGTCACAATCATTGGTAAAAGCCCTCTTCTCCGTGAAACTCCATATCCACAGTACCTTCCTCGGCATTGTGGTTCGCTTCGCCATGCAGCCAAGCACTCGAAAGCACATACACCTGACCGTTCGCCAGTTCGCTGGTGATAGTCGTGGTATCGGCGGAAATGATCTTGCTGATGGGGTAATTTTTAGGAACTATAAATGTCGCTTTGATATAGGGCGCGCGGTGAGTCTCTTTGTAGTACACCGAGCCATCCATGCCGATCACGTCATCTTTCACCGCCGTATTCATTGGCACCTCAATACCGCCAGTCAGTGATAATTGCTGACCATCAATTTTAAAAAAGCACGTGCCGCCAATTCGAGCCATTTAGGCCACCTCTTCGTTATATTGCAGACGGAACTGATTAAGCACCGCGAATACTCGCAGTTGGTTCACATAATCAGGTGGGAACAGCACATCAAGGCGGTTAGGGTTATCCGCGTTGCGCTCAACAATCAGGTATTGCTTGAACAGCTCAAAGTTCTCAACAATGCCCGCGCGCTCCAGTTGGCGATAAATAGACAGCATTTCTCCTTTAATAACATTCGGCGTGACAATCGCCTGACCTGCGCCGAAGCGGGTGCCATCGTTCGCCAGCTTATGGCGCGGGTACTTGCTGGTGATCACCGATTTCAAACGACGCAGCACGTAAGCGCTGGTATGCAAGGTTTCACTATCAAGGAAACTGTTATCGGCATTGCCGTAGCTGTTTTTTTGATAGGTGGTGATATCACGCTGAATGCGCAGCACCCCGCCCTCGCTGTAAGCCGTGGCGATACCGTGGGTTAACAGTGATTGCTGCTCGGACAGAATGAACCGCGTCCCCACGGGAGCGGGAAGCGCATCATTTAGCAGTCCAGTTTGCGTAGGTCGCGCCGGATCATTGCGGATAAACACCGAATTACGTGCTGTTCGCGCCGCAACCAGTTCATCGGTCGCCATCTGCACGCCCGTTTCATAGCCGGCAATGGTCAGATGTGGGTCGTTGAATGTGGCCCCAAAAGCCACCAGATCCGACAAGTCGCCCACCTTGGCGGTATAGACATGGCCGTATAACTGCCGCGACCAACTCCAGCGCCCGGTATCGTCGTTCATCTCTTTGCCGATAGTGGCCAGTGATGCTGAGTCATTAAACGGGAAAGCGATAAAATCAAATAGCTCATCACCCAAGGTGGCAATAGTGGCAGACAAGTTCGGCGCACCTGCACCGCCAGCCATCGGCGCGATCGCCACATTCACGCCGGAGGGGTTCTGCTCACCGCCTACCGTGCCGCGATAGTTCAGGCTGATAGGTAGGCCGTTACCCGTTAAGCCGCTGTTTTTGGCCGTCAAGGTGACCACGCCCGCCGCCGCTGTGGCAGTCACAGGCAAATCAACCAGCGCATTTACCGCAGTGGCGATGCTGGCACTGATAATAGTCGGCGTATCCAGTGCGGTGACAATCACCTGCACTCGAGTAGAGCCAAGGTAAATAGAGAGTGCGCCGGAGGCTTGCGCGGTGCCAGTAACCGTCAGTGTGCCAGTAGCGGGATCGCTCGCCACTTCAGGCACGGCAACCACCCATAACTCACCAAAGGGATCGACAGCACGGTATGCAGCGACCATGCGGGCTAACTGGCTACCCCGTCCGGCTACCTGCCCCGCCCGATCTGCCGACGGCATAATGACGAGCGCATTCTTCTCAATCGAGCTGTCTTCCAGCGCGTGGGCGATAATCAGCGATGGCCCGCTGTCCTGTGCCGTATTCGCCGCGCTGTTGTCCATTTCGGCAAAGAACAACGGCACCCGTAAATCATTTGGGATGTTGTTAAAGCTGATCATTGTTTTTTGGCCTTTTGGTCAGGTTGAACGAGGGGTGCCGGTGGTGCGGTTTCTTCAGGTTCTGTGGCCTTAACGGTCACTTCCCCTGAGGCTACCCGGCGGTGCCAGTAAATATTTTCATCGACGTTTCGGCCCTCTGCGGGCAAAAAGTCACCTCTGACCGGATCAGGGACTGATCGGCCATCTTTGGGGATCACATGCATAAGGGGTTACTCGTCGTTAAGGGGGATGTTTAACTTGTGTTCAATGGTGCCATCAGGGGTCATAAAATCGACATCAACCATGATTTGCTTCAACTCTTCAAGTTGCTGAAGGTCGTCCCATTGGCGGGTATCTTCTTCGGATATCTCAATTTTTGCAGAGAAATCATACTGGTAATAAAGGTGCGCGCGGTTGGTATCCAGCAGGTTACCGCCATCATACTGAATCGGGTCATAGCACGGTTCTGGTTGCCACCCCAATAGCGCTTTAAATAACTCAGCGCGCAAATCATGCACAGCATCAAATGCCGCTTTCTGGCCCCGCTGATCTGCACTGTTATTCACCACCACAACTACGGCAAATCCATCGGTAATCGTCTGCCAATAGTCCGTTTTTGAGCGCTGCTCACCAGCGGTATCGTTAGTCGGGATAATCCATGCACTGGGTAGTGCCATCTTGCCATTTTCGAGGAGCAGCTCATATTCTGCCGCCCCAGACACTCGCCCCTCAAATGTCGGGCAACGTAGCCGTAGGGCAGCAATAACGAGTGATAATTTCATTTAACCACCACTGATTTTTTTAGTGCGCTGAATAGTACCTTCTCAGCCCATGAGCGCCGATTTGCCAGCGCCTCTGTCATGAAGTTTTTACGGGGAGCAATTTTCCAGCCACTGCCACCTGAAGCACCTTTTCGGTGACTCCTACCTCGCTTGGCCTTGCGTTTCACGCCGTAGAACAGGAAAGCGGGATAGAAATCATCGTCATCCCCAGAAGGTAATCTGGTTGCTCGCCTGCCCCCTTTTTGGTTGGGGGCGATACGCACCATAAATCCCGGCCGACCGTCTGATGGTGAGGGGACTTTATAGCCGATGGATCGTGATAGCCCGCCAGTTCGGGTGCCGGGTGCTTCGCCAGCCTTTGATATGGCATGACGTGCCACTAGCCGCCGCGCCTCGTCTTGCACACCCCGACCCACCTTGGCGAATGCGTTACGAACCCTCTTCTGGTTGAATTCCAGCTCTTTCGGTTTATCAAAATCGACATGCAGGTATAAACCGCTGGTTGAGTTTTCAATGCCCATTAATGGCCCTCCCCGATAGCTTCCACGGCTCCCAGCTCTTCAGCAGTGATGACCAGAAAGCGGCTGGCTTCATTCAAGTTGGTGGTTCCCTTGACGCGGTAAACCATTTTATTAATCACCACCTCATCATCCGTGGTGACACCCGTTCGGTAGCGGATAACAATGCGGTGCGTAATGGCGACATCAATCTGCATCGAACCGATACGGACAGAGTCACCAATGGCTGACAATTTGGCCCAAGTATCGAAGGTGTTGTGGTAGACGGTATCAACCCCCATATGCCCGTTGCCGGGAACATCTTCGCGGGTACGGAACTGGGCGCGTTTGTCTAGCTCACCAATCGACGGCGTGCGGTAGGTGGCGGTGACCTCGGTCAATCTACGCTGAGTCATAGCTATACCCCATAAATGCGGTAAGGCTGGAGAAGTGAAGTGACTGCAAATGGAACCTCTGATGATTCAATAGTCGAAGTTGCTTCCCTATTCTCATACCAATGACCAATACAGAGCAGCATAGCTGTCAGTACATCATCATCAAGAAAGAGAGATTCGTCGCCAAAAGCAGGATCAGCAGCATCTTCAAACATTGTCCGCCGAGTGTAGTTTTCAACATGTCGCCAAGCGGCACGCATATATATTTTCAGTAAGGTTTCGTCTGCATCAGAATCCAGCCGACAGTGCGCCTTAACAACCCTGATATCGATCATGAGAGAACCTTATTTAGCTTTGGATTTCTTACCACCAGCAGGGGTCTCTGGGGTTTGCTCCGTTTGCTCCGTTTGCTCCGTTTGCTCCGCAGGTTGTAATGCTTCCGGGGTTTTTGCGTAACCTTTTTTCAGTAATTCGCGGCCATGCGGTTCGGTTGTCTCAAACTCTTGACCTTGATTCAGTACGCTATAGCCGAAGTAAATCTGCTTTAGTGCGATCAGTTTCATGATGTTATCTCTGATAAAGCGGCCCGTAGGCCGCTCAGTGAGGGGTTATTGACTAACCGCCAATGGGTGGGGTTGGGACAGAAAAACCGCCTGTAACAAAGGCTTCAGGACGATACACCGCCAGTGCAAGACGCTCCTCGCAACGGATGGAGATCATGTTTTTCTCGAAGTCGTCGGCGTTCTCGGTACTGATCACGACATTTGCGTCTTCGCGATCAAAAATCTGAGCCCCCGCGTTAAATGCGCCGGTCAGGAACTTACCTAAGAATGCGGCCGCTTCTGTTGCCACTACAGGCAAGCCCCATAAGGTCGGTGTGGTCAGCGCTGATGGGTTAGCCAGAATGTAGCGGCCCAAGGTATCTTTGGTCAGTTCAATCTTGGCCCAGTCAATGAAGTGCAGCACGTGACCAGATGCAGAGAAGCGAGCCAACTGAGACTGCAACATAGCCAGACGCAGATCATCAATGCCGTTCTGTTCCGCCACCACAAAGGCGGGGTCAAACACGGACGCCTGCGGCATGATGCCATCAAGGTGAACACCCGTGCCGTCACCGAACAGAATTTCTTGCTCTTCGGCGTACTTCAGGCCAAAACGCATTTCAGTATCGACCGTTGATTGCAGCTGTGCGAAGTCATCAAGGATCTGTTTTGATGCTTTGAACAAGTGAGCAATGGTACGAACGGGGGTGATTTTTTCACCGAACTCAATATTACTGTAGGGCTTTTGCGTACCTTCAGCGACGACTCGCGCATTATTGGTGAATCCGGTCTGTTGAACCCAATAAATCGTGCTTGAAGTGGTTTGGCCCGGCGCAATCAGATCACGGATAAATAAGCGCTGCTTAGGCGCAACATCAATACCCGGCAGGCGGTGGGGTGCCACAATTTGGCCCGGTACATCAACAGAAAGTAACGCAGCCTTGACGGGGATATTGATCCGCTGATTACCTGCAAGGCTTGCGACGAAACCTTTTAACGCCTCAGCGGATACAACTTGTTGCCCAACAGATTCAACAACCTGCATCGCATTACTCAATGGCATCTGGGCGACGTGCTGCTCCAGTTCGCCCAAGGCAACTTTGAGGGTTTTCTCTGCGGCTGTCAGCGCGTTAAACTCTACCGCCATTTTGTCTACCGCGTCTTTCGTCGAAGCTGAGAGTTGGCCCGCGTTCTTGGCCTCTGTCAGCGCTTCTTCCGCCTTGGCGTTAAACTTGCCAGTGGCCTCTTCCAGCGCTGCGGATACCTTTTTCAGTACATCGTTTACATCAGACATATATTCTCCAGATTATTGGCACGCCGCTTTCAGTCCGCTTAATGCAGACTCGAAGCTGGCTAAAGTTTCAGTATTGATTTCGGTGGTAGCGCTTGGCGTACCGGAGGGAGTGACAGCAGCGCCCGGCATACTGTCGGTTAAGGCTTTAAGTAGTTTTCGGCGCTCGGAGCGCGGGGTGTTGGCTTTCGCCAGCAGCGCATCAAGTTTACGAATGGCGGCTGACGGGCTTTGATTGTCATTGGCAATTTCATCAGCCGATAACAAGCTGTCCGCGAAGCCTTTTTCGACAGCATCACTGCCCGCAATGTAGGTTTCATTGTCCATCATGGCGGCAATGTCGGCCGCTGGTAGACCGGTTCGAGCGGAATAGATATCACTCATGGCGCGGTCAAAGGGTTCAATATCGATGGCGGCTTTAGCCAGATCGTGACGGTTGCCCATCATGACAATCCAACAGTTGTGGATCATCAAAAACGCCCCGCGCCCGACCTGAATCTCATCACCGGACATGGCGATAATGGACGCGGCAGAGGCGGCAATGCCCAGCACTTTTACCGTGACCTTGCCGCTGTATTCGCGCAGCAGGTTATAGATAGCCAGCCCTTCGAACATGTCACCACCGGGCGAGTTGATGTTAACCGTCACATCCTCGCCGCCCATCGACCGTAGCGCGGCGGCAATGCGTTTTGCGCTGACACCTTCGCCCCAGTAGTCCTGCCCGATTACGTCAAAGATTGAGATGCTATTTTCGCCAGTGGCAGCGGCTTTTAATCCACCGTTCCAGCGCTCAACAGCACTTGGCGCGACCTCACAGGAAACACCCGCGCACGGGCGTCCCACCGGCGCTGCCGGAAGGCTTTTAATTGTCATTGGGTTCTACTCCTAGGCGGCTTGTTTTAGCGGTGACTGTTCGAGTGGGATGTCAGGGAACAGATACCCGTGAAGCTCAGTGATGGCGTGTGCTTTAACCGCAGCGTTATGTGATTTCAGATCTTCGAGTGCAACAAGGTTGAGCTGCACGGTATAGATATCGCCGCCCGGTATCGGTGGCAGATTTTCAAGGCGGCGAACATCGTTGCGGTTCATCCAGCCATTTTGCAATGCCGTGGTGTAGTAGGCAGAACGGCCAGCACTGTCGGCGCGCAACAAACCTTCAACAGAGAATTCAGCAAAGTAATCCTCATCACCAGCCAACAGGCAACGGACAATTTCCTGCTCAATATTGACCAACAGCGGGCGTAAGGTGTTGCTCAGAAAAAGGAGGTTCATCCCCTCAACACTGGAAGCCCAGCTGCTTTGCTTGGTCATATGGCCCACCATAAATGGCGGCACCCTGAACCAGCGGCAAATCTCTTCGATACTGAATGCCCGACTCTCCAACATCTGAGCGTCTTCTGGATTCATGGTAACGCTGTGGTACGTGAGATCGGCTTCAAGTACCATGGTTTTACCGGCATTTTTTGATCCGGTGAATGCCGTCATACTGCTACGCAACTTTTCTCTCTGTTCTTTTGTTAGCGCGGTTTTACTGGTCAAAAAACCCGAGTTTTGCATCCCATTTTCGAATACCTTCGCCGCAGACTCTTCGATCGCCATAGCTGAGCCAAACACGTCTCGTCCGGTATTCATTGGCATTAGCCCACACATACCATCTAGGCCAAATCCCCGGATGTGCATCATGGTTTTGACCGGAATAACTCGCTTCTTGCCATTCTCGGTATAGGTGTATTCGAGCAGTCCGCTGTCCAGCCGCTTGACCACCATATTCTGTGGCAGCAGCGGAATCAGAGAGATAACGCGACTCCCGATCACTCTTTTCTCTATGAACGCATTGCCCCGTAAACAGATACTGGCCACCAGCATCAGCATAAAACGAGAAGGTGTCATTTCTGAATTGGGGCTGCGGCATAGCACCGGATACAGTGGATGATCGGTTGCGGTGCCTCGGGAGCCGTCCGGCATCCGCTTGTATAGTTTCAGGGGAAGTGTTGACACTGATTCACTGATAAGCCGGACACATGCCCATGCAGCCGCCAGTTGAATGACTTTATCAGCCGTGACCACCTTGCCGCTGCTGCTGGTGCCAAACCACTCCTGAAAGAAGGTGCCGGTAGTGAGGCTAATTGGCACACCAAGCCAGTTGAGGAGCGCACTTTTAACACGCCCCGGATGTTTATTTTGTGCCATTAGATACCTACTATTATTGGATTATCAAAGAAGCCATCCAGATCGCCCTCTTCTTCAAGATCAGCATCTTCAGCCGCGCCAATCGCCATGGCGGAAGCCACCACCCCATCAATGCGGCCAGTGCTTTTCTTCTTGGCAAAGATACGGTTATCTTTCTGGTCTGCCTCGAGTACCGCTGAGGCTGCATTCCAGCGCAGGCAAGGGTTGCGTTTGATAATTAACTCTTTGTTATTGAGTTTCTCTTCAAACAATTCGATGGAACGCGGCATCCATAAACCGGATTCCTGCGCTTTGTAATAGCCCTGCCCGTGCGGTACCAAAGCGACACTGACCGAATTACTTTCCAGTTCAGGCTCAAGGTATTTGATACGGTATTGGTCAAAAGCGATGCATCTGATATCAAACAGGGCTGTTAGCTCACCGATTCGGTGGGCAACAAAACCATAGTTCACCGCCTTGCCCGGTGGCGCGTGGATAAAACCCGCCTTTAACCATTTGTCATACGGCACTCGGTCAGTTTTGGCGCGCTCGAGCAAACTGTCTTTGGGTGTCCAGAACTCGACAAATAAGCGGTTATGCTTGGGGAAATAGAGCGCCAGTGAAGTTAAATCGCGAGAACCTGACAAATCGAGGCCGCCGTAACATACCTCTCCCGCCAGTTCCTCAATATCGAATTCTTCTTCGCAATCCATCCATGTATCACCGCCGATCCAAGGTGTCGCGGACTCTACCCATTCGCAAAAGTTGAGGCGGCGCACAATGCTTTCTTTGGCGGGCATCCCTCGTGCGGCGGTCACCTGTTCGCGTAGGTATTTGAGTTCAAAGGTTTGACCTAGCGAGGGGTTGGCTTTTCCCCAGCACGATTCGTCTTTAAACGGGTCGTCACCTTCGTCCAGTGAGCAGATAAAACTAAAGAAGCTGTCATCTTCCAGATCGCCGCTGGCGACCTTTTTGCCGTATTCATGGTAGTCATAACAAACGCTAGTTTTATCGTGGCCGCTGTTGGTGATCAGGAATATCAGCGCCTGACGCCGCCCTTTCGTTCCGGCGCGCATCATCTCAACAACCTGATTGGTTTTATGTTCGTGCACTTCGTCAATCAGTGCGCAGTGGGGGCGCGGGCCTGATTGACCATCATCAGAGCTGATGGGCTTAAAGAATGAGCCGGTTTGCAGGAATGCCAGATTCCAGACATTCAAGCCAGTGCCGGATTTAACCACTCGTTGTGTTAGTGCGGGGGATTGATCGACCATCGAGACGGCATCTCGAAACAGGATCATGGCTTGGTCTTTTTTGGTCGCTGCCGCGTAAACTTCGGCCCGTGGCTCTTTGTCGGCCATCATGCAGTAAAGGCCAACCCCCCCAGCCAGTGGTGATTTGCCGGAACCTTTGCCCGATTCCACATACACCATGCGAAAACGGCGGGTGCCATCACTGGATTTCCAGCCAAAAATGGAGCCGATAACAAAGCATTGCCATGACAACAAAATAAAGGGTTTACCTTCGTGGTCGCCGCCATTGAGTTTTAATACGTTGGCAAAAAAGGCGATAACACGGGAAACCGCTTCGACATCCCAAACTAATCCGCGCGCGGGGCCAAGTTCCAGATCCCGTAAATGTCTTTCACAGGCATGGCGAATATCGGGACCAGCCACTATTGTCCCTGACGCCACATCGGTTGCATATTGGGTTACTGGATCAACCGAAGAACTGGGCGAGCGGGTCTTCTTCTTTTTCTCCGCCATTCACATTCACCTTTGATCTCGCGGCTGGGGTCAGGCCGAATTCAATTAAGTAGCCTTTGAAGCGGCGATCCGCATCGGCAAGTTGTCCTACCGCCGGATGCCCTTTAATAAGAAAATCACCCATCTGGGTTTTGGTCATGTAGGTGTTGCCCTCGATATCAATCTGCTGGCGCAACCGAAGGATTTCCGCATACAGATCACAAAGGCGCTCCAGTGCCATGGTATCGGCAACGGTCAACACGCCCATCTGATCCAGCAGTAAAGTCAGCCGCCCCCAAGCCGCCTTGCCCCAATCAGTTAAATAAGCGGGAGGGCTTGGGATTTCTCGGGCGGGTTGAGGTTCATTCTTATTCAGTGGGCGCTTGCCCGGATTACCGGTGACCACCTTCAAGTGGGTCGGTTTTGGTCGGCGTCCAGCCATGGAAAACCTCCCAAAAAAAAGTTTTCAATTCGCGGTTGTGCACAGAAATGAGGGCTGGCGGTATGGAGGGCGAAGAGGTGGGAACTTTCTACCCACCCTCCCGATGGTATTCATTCCCATTCGCATCAATCAATTAAATGATAATGGTTCTCATTTATTCCAATGTGAATTGGGGTCAATCGGTATGCCATCAGCGGTGCAGCCCGCCACATAGCCTCTCTTCTCCTGCCGCTGCTTGGTTGAGTCATGGTGCTGCTTACACAATGGTTGCCAGTTCCCTTTATCCCAGAAGAGCTTCTGTGCTTTCTTTAGTTCGTCGGGGGTCTTAGCTTCTTTCATCCGATGCGGCTTGATGTGATCCACAACGACCGCTGCTGTCTTTCTGCCCTGCTGGTTGCACATAACGCAGAGAGGATTGCTACGAAGAAAAGTGAGTCTGGCTTTTTGCCACGGACTGCTATAAATGCTGCTGGTCTTCATGGCATTACTCCAAAAGAAAAGCCACCGGCTTATAAGGCCAGTGGCTTAGATATGTAAAAACTGCCCGGAGACGGATTAGCTATTTAACTGGTGTTAGAGGTGGGCTAACTTGGCTTATCATCTCATCAACATTATACCCATCTAGTGTTTCGGAAAATGCCACCATGTATTTATTACCATCCTTTGCGTGATGCTCCTTTACAAAATAGCTATCATCCAATGGCGTAGTAATTTCTGCCTCGGTATCGCGAGAATACATTTTAGGAAGTCGTTTATCTTCTTTTGCTGACTTGATTTTTATTGGATCTGTCGTCCAATCACCAATCCAAACCTCCCCGCTTCTCAAGCCACCAATAATGAGATATTCAGCCGTTTTATCAATTTCCACAATTATCACTCCTTTATATTTGAATGCTAACTGTACGATAAAACCACTCACACATCGTCATTATTGATGACATTCAAGGAATTCCATCTGTAATGCTATTGACTGCGGGTAACGTTTTAATGTCAGCACGTATAACCCACTATAGCCTCAGGTTGTGCCGACGAACTCCGGTACCTCGCCTTGAGTTAATACTGATTTAGGGGTCCACAACTGGATTAACTCAGCCACTCAGCGGGATGTTGAGCAGTATAATTACTCCATTAAAAAACCCGCAAAAGCGGGTTATTTTGAAAATATTATACTTTCGTTTTTGTTATTCTGGGCCTGATTCCGCCCCATCTTTTCTCTTCTTTTTCTTCCAACAATTTAAACTGGTTGTACGTCTGAAAATCAAAGAAAGACAAGTTTTCAATTTCAGATACAGGGCAAACAACTCTAAAATCATTGAAAGTCAATTTGCTATCAGTCTTCGGAGGTCCTTCCACCCCCAAAACATCACTAAATAATCCTATACTTTCATAGTGAGTATCGTAATTGGTCGTCACTACAATTTTTAACGTATCTTTATCCCTATATCCGCTGAGTAATGGTATGAACGCCATATGCTCTATCTTCCCATGCTCCAACGGCGGACGGATTACCCAACCAACATAGAATTTCTTTGACTTCAAGGTGAATATAACTGGCGCAAGAGTAGCCGAAGCTTCTATCGCTAGGGTTTCTAATGGGTGGTTTTTAGCCGCCTTGGCAAGAGCTTTAAACTTATGATCACCACACGCATACCAAACTTTATTGAGCAGACCACAAACTGTGGCGAGAACAACAGTTCCAACGATCCACATAGCTATCTTTAAGCTTTTACCTGTAGCAACTGAGTCTGCGGAAAGTGGGATGAGCATTTTAGCATTATCTTTATTTATCCCCGCAAGTTGGGCCAAGAAATCAATTAGTCCAACAAAACCCATTATCGAGCATATCATCCAACTCAGGATGCAGAAGCCAGTACCCCACGTTGCTACATAAAAGTAAGCGCCCCAACCATCGGAGCGCTTAAATTTGTATCTGGACGATACTGAAGTAACAGTAAAAATGTAGCCACTAACTAGTATGGCTGATAACAACAGTGTCCCCATCGATCATCTGACCTTTGCAGTTTCAACTTTTGCAAGATGCAGAAGCTGGCGTCCCATCTCCTCGCGGACTTTTTCGTTATTCAGATTGAGACTGATAACTCCATCGCGATCAATAGTCAGTCTATCTTGGTTGTCGATAAGAATGTTTGTTAACCGATCGACAGAAGTGTCGACTCTGAGTGCTGGCTTACTTTTGAACGAGAAACCAAACATAGCGCCTCCTTAATCTACCTTGTTGAGGTGCAAAAAGAGCTTAGCGAATCAATATTTCACCAAGTTCTTAATCAATAAAATTTCAACAGTATCTCTTGTTGTGCCTGAAGATTAAGTTATGTTGATCTGCTGGTCAAGCGTGACGCTAACAAACTCTGTGTCGTGACACGTCACACTTTTGATTCAATTGTAGACTACTTCTCGAAGGCGCGGACGATTTCTAAGTGCATAAGTCGGACATATTTATCTATTGTGCTCATGTTTGGTCTTACCCTGCTGGTGGTTCTCCCATCCGGTGTTCTGATGCTCAGGACAATAACCAGAACTGTGGATCGTAGTGTTGCGGCACCCATGCTTACGGCAGGCTCGCGGTATTCTGGGTGGCATGGTGTTACTCCAAAAGAAAAACCACCGGCTTATAAGGCCAGTGGCTTGTGATTACGGTTGTTATCGAAGGGTTTTAATTAGATGCTGGCATCGGGTGACATGAAGTTACAACGAAGTAGAATGGATTCATATCGCGTGCTTCAGCCATTGCATTCACATAATCTCCAACATGAATGTCAATATTGTCAATATCGTCAATATTTAAAAAGTGATAACCCTTTTCCAGAAGATTGAACTTGTCATCAAAACATTCCCAAACTAAGAAAAACTTCATGCCATCCCCTTAAAATTGTAAGAGATTAGACATTATCACAGGCACTCAGTGAATACCTGCTGTAATGCTATTACTCTTCAACTGTTGCGCCATCTGGTAATTCACGTCCAGCGTATACCGCACAGTCAGGGTGACGTTCATCTTCAACAGCCGCCAAGTCACTCTCATCTAGCCATGCGCTTACAGCCCGACCATCACCAGCTTTGTAATGCACAAAATAAGAGTTCTCATGTGTTGCATATTCTGCTCGGCCTTTCACCTCGCCAAACTCATCGCTAATGGCGATATTTACCAGTTGGTTCAATTCATACTTAAACATTTGATTTCCTTTTGATGGATACAAAAAACTTACCGAAGTGGTGGTGGTGGCGCTTTAGGCCGCTTATAGTTTGCTGGCGGCGGCGGATTGTGGTTTGCACCACTACCACCAGTGCAGATCAGAACAGCAGCAATGACGGGAAGCATGACAATAAGAGCTAACAACCCCAGTAACGCGCTGATCAGTTCATTCATAACTTCCTACCTGCATTCTGCCGCCACCCAATAACCTCATCCAACCGCCCCTTGCAGATCCGCAGCTCACGTTTCAAAGACAACGCATACAACCCGCTATCGCCCCAAGTAGTACCGACGAACTCCGGCACCTCGCATTCAGTTAGTGCTGATTCTGGCGGTAGCAATACAGGACAACTAGCGGGTGGACGTGAAGCCGCCTTATTCGCGCATGATGTTAATGCTAGCGTCAGGCATGCGCTGAATAGCACACTTATCATCTGACGACGCTGCCAGAAACCGCTTGAGCCGGTCTTCACTTTCATTGCGTAGTTTCCTTTCGTTCTCAAGCTGACGGGCTGTGGCTGTGCGGTTAGCTGCATCATTCACCTGATATGCATCAATGATGTTTCCCAGTGCCGTGTTTGTGGCTTGCTCATCACTCAGCGCTTTTTCCGCTTTTTGGATATCATTTGAGAGGCGGTGGCTGTTAAAGAATAGAGCCGACACAGCGACCACCAGCACAGCAATGATTATCCCAATGGCTTTATTCATCCAGCCCCCAACACGTCAGTTCGCTTTCCTGCGCACGGCGTTCTATCTGCCCGTAACAGTTATTGGAGCGGATATTGCAATCCTTACCGCCGTCATATACCCAGCGTTTGATTTCAGCGCATGCGCCTTTACGGTCGCCAGCGTTGAGTTTTTTATAGAACGTGGAGGTGAAACATTTACTCGGGCCGATGTTATAGGGGCAAAACGAAGCAATACCGGCAATCTGTGGTTCAGTCAGCGGCACCCGGACATTCTTCTTTACCCAACTTATGGCCTTGTCAGCCTCCAGCTTATTCACCGCAGCACACTTATCCGCTGACAGCTTCATCCCTTTCACTACCGGTTTGCCGTCAACTACTGTGGCGCCACGGCAAACAGTCCAGATCCCCTTTCCATCTGGATAAGATGAAAGACGATTACCCTCTTTCTCATCCAATAACTGATCCAGAATTATGGTGGCTGGCGCTGCGACCATTACCAGAGCCAGAACAGCGGCGCTCAATTTGCTTTTTGTCGAGGCCATCACTCACCATCCGGCTTATAACCGTGGCGGCGATCCCAAAACTTGATGCCAGCATTAAGCAGGAATGTCAGGGCCATAAAGAATAACGAACCAAGAACGCCGATAACCGTCCACTCATCAGGGGTGAATCCGGCGATCAGCTCTTTAACCCAAAAAATAAAACTACCACCTGACACTAGGTAGGAAGCATTAGAAGCGATATTGCTCATTTTCATGGTCTCCCCCTCCCGGTCAGCGGGTTGGGCGCGTAGTTAAGGAATTTAGCCCACCAGCGCAGCCACTCATTAGCAGTAATGTGTGTGGAGTTGATTGGGTGACTGATGGGCTAAAACGGAAAAAGGCCCACCGAGGTGAACCTTAAAGTTATGCTGTTGTTTGCTATTCTTTTACGATATTACGGGGTTACTAATCTTCACCCACTCACTTCTGAGCACAGACCTAGCTTCTTCAAGCATTTTATTATAGCTGTCAGTAAATTTATCATGATCGCCATTAAAATCAGCAGCCAAAGAATATAGGACATTAATTTTATTCAGCAGGAACTTGTGATCATCGCTATCTAAGTATAAATGTAGAATAGAACGTTGACGAGCTAGCTTAAGTTTATATTCATTCTTAATTCTTAACTTTTCAGTTAGATCATCTAACATCATTTTTGCCAATAAGTACTCGGCCTTTTTCGCGTCTTCGATAATTTGACTATGGTTATAATTCATATTAGTCAAAGTTATTGCTACTGCCGCCAGTTCCAAACAGTGCTCCCTCACGCTATTAAGCCACTCATGGCGAGGTTTACTTTCAGCTTCGGTTTTAACATGCAATTTCGCGATTTCTAACTGAGCATTAATAGCGTTCACTTGCACAGTTTCGGAAGATTTAATTCCCAAATATGTAAACCAGAGAGCTCCTGCGGGAACAATTGTGGGAATGAGGGCCATAACCCAATCAAGAAACCCTTTATCCGAATTCATATTGATTGTCAGTTCAGCGCCTTTCTTTCCAATCAATGCCAGTAACTCAATAATATCCATAGGAAACCTCTTAAGTTTTCAATAGATATAATTGAAAAACCTCACCGAAGCGAGGTTTATTTGACTGGATAAGCGCTACTGCACAACCCACTCTTATCACACTAGAACATTTTATGCGTAGCGCACTAATCCTTTTTTATCATTTTCATGAATATGTTGGATTTGGGTGTAAGGGTCCATCTCAAGAACAGCTCCCGTCATCGCTAAGCAACCATCGACAAAGCCCTCTGCTACCTGCATCTGCTGGCGGACTCGGCCCTCGGATACTCCGCAGCGCTTCGCTATTTGCCGCTTTGAAACGCCACAGACGTAATGCAGGATTATTAGCGAGGATTCATGATGCAGCCGCCGGGCTTTTAATTGACTGACAGCGGCATCAACGATCAAGCCATCGTCATCACAGCAAGATTCCTTACTGCTTGACGTCACTGGCAGCAGCCCCTTAAAGCCTGCTGCGATAGGTGAGTAATCGACACCGGAACTATCACGCGCCCAAACGCCCCAGCGGGCCAAAACTAAAGAAATATCTCTCATGCTAAAGCCCCTATACCGATTGACCGATCCATAAAACGAAATAGCAGAACTATCTGGCTACCGTGCTGCTCTTCCCACGCCCGCTGGTTATCATGCAACTTGTCATGACAGGCACGGCACAAAGGGAAGGTGAACAGGTCGTGTGCCTTGGTTGCCATACCGCCCTGCCCGTGTCCGATGATGTGGTGAGGGTCACAGTCGCCATTACCGCAACCGCAGCATGGCTGTGATTTCACCCATTGCAGATATTTCCGGTTCTCCCAGCGCCGCAGTTTTGGCCTGAGCATAAAACCGGCTGGTGGCTCAGCATCAACCTTCAAGGCTAAAGCGGGTTTTACTGCCACTTCCTCTGGCGGCTTGGCTTTAGTCACTTTCTTGGCGACGATCTCCTGTGGGGCTGGCAACCAAGTAATATCACTCTCCTTTGTCCCGCCAGTTTCAATCACCGCAGGTGGCATACGCAGAGAAGATCGGGCAATAGAGTCAGGCAACAGGTCGTAAACCTCATTAACCACCGCCCACCAACACAACTCCGGCAACGTCAGCTGGTGGCCCTCAGGGAAACGGAAATAACCGCGAACGGTTTCGACCACCCAAGCGACGAGATTATTGGTCGCCAGTTGGTTCAGGCGGGAAATGGTCTGCTCTCTCAGCTTATTATCGTGATGCCAGCACAAGCGAATTGACCGATGGTTATAACGCAAGGTAGTGAGATTACGATCATGAGTATCGTCCGGATCATGCCATTGGCACTCTTTCAGCCTCTCGACCCACGCCTCAAGCACGCGAGGGCCACCCGCAGCACGGATAACTCTGTCATGCTCGAAGAAGGGCAGCAGGCGAGGATCATTAGCCAATTGCTGGTTAGCCACGGGCAACATGCCAGCGGGGAGCGATTTAAACTCCTCCGGTTCAGTGGACACCAGCAAACGACCCTGCATAAACGGCAGAACGTCATTCCCCGGTCTTAAAATGACGATGCCCAACTCACGCTGAACAAAGGGGGTTAATAGCGCCCTCATGCTGCTTTGGCCGTCATCATTAATTTAATGAGTTCAGCCACTTTTGATTCATAGAAATGCGGCTGTGTCTCGCGTGGATTGCCCGGACTGGTGATGTTCTTGCCATAAAGCAGCCCCTTAGACGTCACCGACCAAAAGTATTTAATTCCCCCTTTGGCTTTTGGTGATGTACTCGGACGGGATCGGCGCTCAACAATGCCCAGCTCAGCCAGACGGCTAAATGCCTCTGTCGGCCTAATGGGTATTGATCGGACTTTAAGTATCGTACTCAGCGCCATAGTTGGACGGCTGGAACCATCAACAGCATCAGTAGGGGCATCAATAGCATATTCTGGTGCCAGATTTGGCAAGCCGATTGCTTGCTGTAGCTTTTGGCAGGCACCAAGAACAGATGAATTGGAAAGGTTGAGTTCTTTACGCATAAACTCTAACAAAATGACACCAGCCTGCATTTTATCTGCTGACGGGTTTGCTGCGGTAATTGAATGGCTGACGACTAAATCGAATGTTCGGATCACTTTCAAACTGAATGATGCACTAATCCACATAGCATAGGCATACACCAATTCTTTACAGACATAAGTACCCTGTTCGATACCACCACGCACGACATGAACGGGTTGTTCCATAAGCGAGTTGCTAATCTGCAACTCGGTCACTAACTGAACAGCTTGTTCGTTCCTGAGCCAGAACGCTGGTTTATGTTTATCTAATGCACCAGCAGCACGATGTAAATCATTCAGGCAGTAACGACCGGAATTATCGAGACGAACGGAAACACCCTCAATTACGAGTAACTGATTCATAATTCACTCCACACTTTAGCTTTATCAAGTCTCTCCAATCCAATGTCCGCACAATTGGAGAGGTGAATAACTGCACAAACACTGTACATCAATACAATATCAGCGAGGAACATTTTTATTCACCTCACTGATAAGTATCTCTATCTTCCCTCCCTTGATGATTGGCCCCCACTCAATCGTCAGCTTTTTCACCTGACTATCATCAGCCCATACACCCGCATGGGTCAGGGCATCCAGTGGCGCTTTCAGGAAGTTATCCAGATCCCGCCGAACCAGATTGGGTGGGTAGAAAACGATAGCGACAGCAACCGGATCGGTGATGGTTTTCGGCACCCGCCGCAACTGCTCCAGAATGCAGGCCAAAGCCTCAGATCTGAACTGACGCCCTTTGACGCTGATTAGATGGCGACCCGCTAACGGCCCCTTACTCGGGGCGCGCCAATAGCTGTTTACTGAGGGTGGAAATGGCAGGGTGAGTTTCAAACCGCCACCCCACTATCCGGTACTGGAATAATTTCAGGAATATTTTGCTGCTGGGTTTGTGGTGCAAGGCGCTCCGCCTCTCTGCGGATCTGCGCTAAGAAAGCCCCTCCAGTAGCCATAAGCTGATCCAGCGAGACATAACTCATTGCTGGCCCGCGCCACGACTTATCAAATACCGCTATCGCACCCGCGAAGAATGCGCCGCTCGGTACTTGCTTATCATCTGCCGGAATAAACCAGTGTGGGAGATCAAAACCAATGCGACCACGAATGAAAACAAGGTGATCTGCTTGCTCAGGCCACCAGCTCTCGGAGGTGGCAACTTTGATCAGGAAAACATAACGCCCCCCAGCCTCACGCATTGCCGCTGTGTGCTGCATGATGTGGGTCATACCCGTGATATATTCACCCTCATGCTGTTTAGCACGAGAATATGGCGGGTTGCCGAACGCCGCGCCTTTAAGCTCTTTCACTCGCTCAGCCCAGTTTTGGACTAACGCGTTATCTTCTGCCGTGTAGAAGTCAGGGCATTTACTGTTCTCTCCGTCGGTGAACAAGTCCAGAACCAGCGGGCCGAACATTTGGTTAATGCCCCAGAACAACGGATCAGGCGTGCGCCACTGATCGCCAACCTGTGCCAGCATGTGAGACTCAGAAGATTTAAGCGCTGCCAGCGATTGGACATATTCGGTATTGGAGAAATCAATCATGATTACTCTCCGTCGCGGCGGCTAGCATGTCAGCATATCGCCCTAGCATACTTTCAAAGCTACCAGTTAAGCCCAGCACCGATAGCATCCCTAACGTTGGCATGTTCGGGACCAGTTTCCAACCTTCCGGTATCTCCGGAGAGTTCAACTGTGGGGTGGTGTAGAGTTCAGTCACGGGCAATTCTGGACAGAACTTCGTAACGAAATCAGCCTTTTCTTTTTTCTCCGTCCAAATATCACCAACTGCACCGCGCCATTTCCAAGCAACAGGCTCAGCCATCTTTACAGCTAACGCGATGCGAGCCAGCGAATTTAGCTCTTCCTGTGTTGGCGGGTAGTTATATAAATCTTCTTCAACGGATAACTCTTTCAACCTCTCATCGGTAAAACTATCAAGTAGCTTTCTCATGCTGCTATCTCCCCGCTTACGCGCTGACTGCATTCTTTCCAGATGGAATTCCACTTATTAACGCCGAAACCATCGCGCATACCGCGCACTCCTTGTTTGCTAGCCTCATTGCTGACCATTGCTTCAAGTGAACTTGGATTGCGAAGAGGTAAACCCTGACCAAGAAAGCGCTTGAATGCTTTATCGCGCAGAGTGGTATCGCCAGTCAGTAACTCACCATTGGCCTTAACCCACTTTCCATCTTTGCGGGCTGGGCGGCCTGCTTCATGCCAACGACCTGCCCCCTCCAGATAACCGGGGAATTTAGTTGGCTGGAAAAGTGTTGTAGGACGTAGGTATTCAGCCATGTCCAGATCGGCGGCCCACTTAGCGTGAAGGTAATCCACCGTGAGTTTCAGCTCTGCAACGGTGAATTGCTCTTTCAGTCGGGCGCGGATGTTCTCCAGCGATGATTTACTTGTCTGGTACCGAGATCCGGTAATCAGGTTCAGGTGTTTTAAAACGTCTTTGGCCTGATCAGTAATTTCAACTTCAGGGTCGGTCGCCATCGGCGGCTGACAAAGAGGTTTTATACTTGATGGATCAGGTGTTGATTTTACTGACGGATCGCCCCCAGATTCTGGCGGGTCAAAAGTGCCGTTATTGCCAGATTCCGACCCGTCGAATTTTGAGGCGTCAGATTTTGACCCGTCAGGTTTTGAGGTGTCAGATTCTGACGCATGAGCAGCAGCCTTAAGTTTGGCAACATTCAACTGATAAACGTTGCTGGCATTGCGGTTACCTGCACGGCGGGCTTTCTTGCTTAACCAGCCATCGGTTTCCAATTCAGCCAGCGCAGTACGGACGGTACTCTCACCTGCCCCTATCTGTCGGGCGATTGTCGTCACTGACGGCCAGCACACACCCTCATCATTAGAGAAGTCAGCAAGACGGGCCATGATTGCCACCTTCGATATCTTCATACCCGCAGCCGCGCAGCCGTCCCAAACGAAACTTGATAGCTTTACGCTCATACATTCACCTGCTTGAATTCTTTCCTGAAGCGCCGAATGGGCGCAGAGCAATTGTGCTCATAACCGTCACGACGAAAAATGACCTGTCCTGTCTTGGGGTCATAGCCAATAACGTGAACACGGACGCCGCGCTTGTCGTTGTAGTACCGATCAAGCAATTGGAGGGAGTGAGTCGTGGTTGAATTGGGATTAATCATGCGCGACCCCACTTACGGCAGACCACACCCACAATCCCACTTGCCCTGCTGTGGTTGCACGGTTTCCACTGCCCCTTTATCATTCGTTCATACCGGAACGGATTTAACCCAATACAACGGAGTTGCGGGATGAATCGTTTAGCCGCTACAATGTTCATGCGTTAATTACTCCACACGTTTAGTTAATGCACCCGACGCCTCAGTGCCGCACACTGGGGCGTCACCCCATAACATCACCGTGACAGCAACAATCTCTGCAATAATTGACTGCGCCTTATACCCCTTAGCTTTTAACCTCTTAGTCTCATCACTATCTAAAACACCATCAGCCGTAAACTGATTATGAGCACGACCAAAATCACCTAAAGCCACCAGCAGATCGTTAAACTTGATCAGCAGCTCATCGTTACCAATGTCATTCACTTCCGGCAGCTTCACGAAAACACCACCAGCACGCTTACACATGGCCTCTGTGATATCAGAGCGGCCAGAGATAGATTCCATCTCTACCGCCATGCCCAGCGGTACGACCTGCCCCGCCAACTGGCGAACGCGGTTACGAAGTGCATTCTCGGTACCGGACAGTGGGCATAACTGTTTAGCCATCGCGTCATACTTGCCCGGTGTCTGGGTGATCAGCTGGTGTATCGCGTCGCTGATGTCTGATTGAGTTGGAAAGTCTTTGTTATCCACAATGTTTCTTCCTGTTTGGTGGTTTAACTTAGGCCGCTGGTGCCGTAGGCTTTTGATAGTCGGATGGGTCATATCTCAGCTTCCCTTCCGTAATCTTTTCAGCTTTTAAAGCCTGCTTTTCTGGAATGATGTGACCCCATTGGCAAACAGCGCTATGCGAAACACCAAGAGCAATAGCGGTTTTCGATGTGCCCTTGAAGAATTCAAGAACGTCAGTTTTATGCATAGTTACCTCCATAAAAGTAAGCATACTTACATCGTATATTCACAGACTACTTACGTCAACTGAATGTAAGATTACTTACGTCTTTTTATATGGTGGATGCTATGAACACAGTTGGCGGGAGAATAAAATTTAGGCGGCGGCAGTTAAAGCTGACTCAAAAAGATATCGCTGAATACGTGGGCATTTCTGCATCTGCCGTAACCCAGTGGGAAAGCGACGCTACCGGCCTATCCAGCGAAAGTTTACTGAAGCTGTCTTCATTGCTTGAGTGCTCACCAGAATGGCTTTTATCTGGGAAAGGTGAGCTTGAGCCATCGATAAGAGCTATGGCCAGTAAATCCAAAGTGGTGCCAGTAATATCTTGGGTGCAAGCTGGTGCATGGACTGAGGCGCTGAGCGCTGCTGGCTCTAGATCGGAGTGGGTTGAAACTACGGCCAAGATTTCTAATCTTGCATTCGCCTTAAGGGTTAAAGGTGACTCAATGACATCATCTGGCTCTTTGAGCATCCCAGAAGGTTCTATTGTTATAGTAGATCCTGAGTATGGATTTATTGAAGATGTTAATGAAAAAATCGTTATAGCTCAGACAAATGGTAATCATGAGGCAACAATTAAAAAGTTTGTTATTGATGGCCCCAACAAATACCTAATGCCGCTGAACCCCCAGTTCAAACCTATTGAAGTGGATGACACCTGCAAGTTGATTGGCGTAGTGAAGCAGATAATCATAGACCTCCAGTAATTGCTTACATCTTCTTAAAACAGCCCGCGCTTTGCGGGTTTTTTTATACCAAAACCCAAAAAGTAAGTTAACTTAATTTTTATTCTTGACTTTAAATGTAAGTTTACTAATACTGAATACATCAACAGCGAACAGGCAGGACGCCCACGAAGTAGCTGCCCGAGGCGCATGAAGATCGGGATGATTCGCTTAGCAGGGTTAACAGATTGGAGTAACTGGAATGGAAATCAGCAAAAAAGATAGCGATACACTTGAAGGCAGGACATTTAATCTTCCTTCTGGGCTTGAATATCAGGCTATTAATGAATGTGAAATAGCATTGATTCGTTTGCTACTGGAGGACTCTAAGGAACTCCAGCAACTTAAACCAAATGCAAAAACCAGCCAGAACATACGCCTCGCTGAGTCGATGCTGAGTAATAAAGTCGCAGTGAAGCGCGGTTATTACGCCAGTAAAAACTTCTGTGAAACGGATACTTAAAACTCATCACCTAGTTTTGGTGACAGCGGATCAAGCAATGCCAATGTTTGTTTGAAAATCAGTTCTTGTTGAGGTTCTAAACCGCCACGCCCAAGACGTTCTCGAAAATAAAGAATGTGTCCGTCCAGATCTGTAGATGATGGGCCGCCATTTTCAGTAATTGAAGTGGCAAGGCGCGTAATGGCAAGTTCCATAGCTTTAAGACGAACGTTTATATCTTCATTATTCACAGAGAAATCCTCCTTGTTGTAGGGGCTATGAGGATACCACCGCCGCCTGAGGTGGAGAAGTAAACAGGCACACAATCGCATGAGCATTTGTTGAGTGTTCAGCCGATTGTGGTTTACCAAAGAGCTGGTCTGCGCAATTGCAGCAGCCGGAGATAAGCGCCGGAAATCACATCCTTGTTCCATTGCTGTGCTGTGTCTTTAGCGGCTGCGCCTGCCAACACCAGATTAGGCCAGCCGCCCTTTTCACACAGAGAAGTGCTCCGGGCGGGTTATCCCTTTAAACCCGTACAGTATAAAGCCCCCGGATCGGAGTACTTCTCTGTGTGTGGAGTAAACAACGCAGTGCGAACTGCATTACTGAGGATCACCCCAATGAGTGAAGAAAGAAAAACCGTGGTACCGGAGTTTCTTGGAGAGTTGGATGCCGGTATTTTCGAAAACAAAATATCTGCCGCTTTAAATGCAGCCGCGTTAGGTGTTTTGAATAACGGTGGTAAAGGTAAAGTCACCATTGAATTTGATTTATCTCGCATGAGTAATTCAATGGAAGAAAAGCGCGTAATGATCGCCCATAAATTGAAATTCACCACCCCAACGCCACGCGGTAAATCTTCCGAAGAAGATACCACCGAAACACCTATGTATGTGGGCAAAGGCGGAAAGCTGGCAATTATGCAGGAGGATCAGGGCCAGTTATTCACCATTAAAGGTGAGACTGACGGTAAATTAAAAACCGTAAATTAATGACTCACTCTCTCTAAACCCTATTTATTTAAGTTATTAAGGACGTTATATGTCTCAGCAATTAGATTCATCGGCTATTACTGAAATTCGCGATATGGTTTTAACTTCAATAATTGAAAGGCAATTATCTACCACGGCTTGCGATACCATTGCTTTGCCTGCTGGTGTTGCCGTTAAAAGTCTTGAGCAATTTAATCTGGAGCGCTACCGCTTCCGTGGTTCCATGGAAACCAGCAGCATTGATGAGTATGTGAAATATTCATCTGGCTACGCTGGCAAAGGTGTTCGCTGCTTCATTGATGCCGATGAAATGCGAGCAGAAACTATCTTCAATATTGGCACCCTGATTAACCCCGGTCACGCAGATAACACCGCCAGCTTATCGCTCAAGAAAACAGCCCCATTCCGCGAACTGCTTAATATTGATGGTCGCAAGCAGGCGCAAAAAGAACTCGCTGAATGGTTGGAAGATTATCGTGAGTTCCTGCTGGCCTTTGATGCTGATGGTGTAGTGCTGGATATAAAGAAAGCCGTGGGTGCTGTTCGCCGCATTACCATCGAACAAACCAGCTCTGCCGATCATGAAGATCAGGACTTCAGCGCTAAACGATCGGTAATGGAAAGTGTTGAAGCTAAAAGCAAAGACGTTATGCCCGCCGCATTTGAATTTAAATGTGTTCCCTATGAAGGGTTAGGCGAGCACCGCTTTAAATTGCGCTATAGCATTCTTACTGGTGGCAATATTCCGGTTCTGGTATTGCGCATCGTTCAATTGGAAGCGGAAGAAGAAAAGATTGCGGTGGAATTTCTTGGCCTGCTTACCAATAAATTTAAAGATGTCGAAGTTGAAACCTTTATCGGTAAATTCAAAGCGTAATTAATTAAACGTTAAATTTTAGTATCACTTCAAATATCCCAGTAATGGGGTATTTGGCGGGGTATTACCTAAAAACCGCGTGGAGTATATTTATGTCTTATATCACGACTTATTCAGGGCTGGACTTTGATTATCTAAAACCCGTCGCCAGCAGTATTTGCATTGAAGATATCGCTCAGGCGTTATCACATGAATGCCGTTTTGCTGGTCACCTGCCAAATTTCTATAGTGTTGCTCAACATTGCTTGTTAATAAGCACGATTGTGCCAGAAGAATTTGCCCTTGAAGCCTTACTGCATGATGCAACCGAGGCATATTGCAAAGATATCCCCTCGCCTCTTAAACGCCTACTGCCTGATTACCAAGCTATTGAGCAGCGGGTCGATACTGTCGTTCGTGAAACCTTTGGGCTGCCTGCTGAAATGTCCGAGGTCGTCCACTACTGCGATCTGGTGATGCTGACCACCGAGCGCCAAGAGTTGGACATCGATGATGGTAAAGAGTGGCCCATGCTGGCAGGTATTCCACCAGCAGAAATGGCAATAGTGCCAATGTCATCACGGGATGCGCGGATCGCTTTCTTGGCTCGCTTCAATGAGCTAACCGTGGCTACCCAATCATGATGTACGGCCTGTTTTTACTCGTCTGCTACACCTTCCAGCCGTGCCAATACGAGCCGCAAGGCTACGTCTATCCGGATGATAAGAACTGTATAACCGACATCCAACAGCAAGGTCTACCACCTGAATATGAATGCCTGCCAGTTGATGGCGTTCTCTATGTGAGGAAACAGTGATGAAACCAGATAACGATATCTGCAAATGCGATTGCGGTTTTACATGGAAGCGCGGCTTTAGTGGCCATCATTATTGTGAACCACAGTACCGGGCAACCATTGCCAGCCTTGAAGCTGAGCGCGCTGCAGCACTGAACACCTGCACTCTGATTGCCGAGGCTTTGGGTATTACTGGCGCAGTGTCAGATGACACCATTGCGCGAGTGCAGCAGTTGGTTAGTGAGAATGCAGCGCTGTGGAATGAAAGCTCAGTACCTGAAGTTAAATTGGGCCATCAAATGCAATGTTGGGCCATCGTCAGGTATACCAGCACCTTTAGCGGGAAAGTCACGGTTAGAGTTGCCATGCTGCGATATCTCAATATGCCTTGTGATGGAGGAGATGACGAAGCTGATTGGGCTCTGCAAGACGACAACGGCGATTATTACAATGCCGTTGGTTGGCATTCATATCACGGACATCCTGAATATAGTGATTATTATCAATCGATTGAAAGTGAAGAAGAAGTGTTGGCGTGGATGCCACTAATTTATCCAAAGTTGCCTGAAAGGTTCGCCGCCAGCCTGAGGGGTGAGCAGAATGCAAAATAGATTTTACATGGCCTGCCTGCGCGACACTGTAGGCAGCAACATGGCATTTCACTGCTATCAGGGGTGTGGTTATGCCACTGATATCAGCAAAGCCCATATTTACACCCTCGAAGAAGCTCAAAAGAGCTGGAATCTAGGGCGTGACATTGACCTTCCAGTGTCAGCCGATGTAATTGATGCCGCTGCTGTTTGGCATGTTGATCATCAACTCATTCCCGGCAAGAACAATATCGAGACAGATTGCACAGGTTATGTCGCATTCATCAAAGATAAGTGGAACGGGAATGACGTGTATTGGCTGTCTGAGCTGATGCCAACGGATGATTTCAGCAAAGCAAAAGTATTCCCTGAGCCGGACGCCACTGAAAGCAGTTTGGTATGGATGCCATTTACTACGGCTGATGCCGTTAAACGCCGGACTTTCAATATCGACCAGCTTAATCGTCGGACAATGATTCAGGCTGCGGGACTGAGAGTGCCTGATTGGTTAAAACGTCAAAATAAACGCAAATCGTCAGGTAAAGCACGCTGGAACTGCCCTCACTGCGGAAAAATAAGCTGGCAATACAATCCACATGATTTCGATGGGTGCGCTGATTGGACATGCGAAGGGAGTAACCGCTGATGAATAACCTCGAAGAGTTGAAGAAATCCGCAATGAAAGCCACTCAGGGCAAATGGGTGGCGTTCAGTAACATTAAAACCGGTACTTTTGCCGTCCATACCCCTGACGACAAACGCTGCAATGACATTGTTGATTGGATGGGATTTGATGGTGCCGCGGGTAGCAAAACCCAACGCTCTCACAATGCAAAATTTATCGCTGCTGCTAACCCTAGCGTAGTTCTCGCACTGATAGCCCAACTGGAAGCGGCACAGAAAGAGCTTTTTGACCTTCATAATCAGGAACTCCAGCAACGTTTAGCGAATGCAGAACATCAGCTTTATATGAAGGATTTAGCAATCCATAACATCAAGGCTAGTCGAAAGGCTCAGTTTAGGAAGCGCTTGGCAGCAGAAGCAGCGTTATCAGCGGCAAACGAGAAGCTGAAAGTGGTTGCGCTGCTAGAGGAGTTACCAACCCCTGACATGCGCGGGGATGAGCCATTCAAAGAAGCATTGGATTATGTAAGTGGTTGGAATGCTTGTGTGTCGAAAATCAAAGCAGCCGGTTTCACGGTAGAGGGAGATACCAACCCAATCGTTATCGTCCCCGCACCACCCGGTGTGGTAATGCGCCCTCAGTTTGAGAAGCCGCTCGAACGTTGCGCCGCTGCCCGTGATGGCGAATGCAGTCATAAAGATTGTCCACAGCTCCGCGACAACGAACCGATGGCTACCGGACGCCATTGCCCTATTGATGATTGGGATGATGAGTGATGCAGAAATTAAAATGTCGCCGCTGCCGAAAGATTCACGCGAAGGATGATCTTGTTATTCGTTGGAACAAAGGCGGCTGGACAGATAACTGCTGCCCTAGTTGCGGGTGCGCAGTATTTACCTTGGTAGAGGAGAATGCAGATGCTGAGTAAAAATAAACGGGAATATCCAGCGGGGATCACTAACGCACAGCTCAAGTACCTGATAACCGCTTTTGAGAACAATATGGCGGAGTTTTACCCAGTCGGTCGAGAGGCTCAGATAGCACGGGAACTGCTATCACAACGGGAGCGGAATCTATCGTTAAGCCGTCAGCTAGATGTAATGACAGCTGCAGCTCAAGCATTGCGCGATGAAATGTACAAAGGTGATGAGAAGCTAGCAGCGCTGGCCGCGTTACCCGCCGTTGGGTATGTCGGCAAGTATACACTGGGAGCACTAGAGATAGGTAATGTAGGGGACATCGTACCCAATAATGCCTTTGGCGAAATACCGCTGTTCGCAGCAGTTAAGCCAGATGCAATGCCACGTCATATTTTCTCAATGTTAGTCAATGAATTACGCGACGTTCAAGCGATCGGCTGTAAGCAGGAATTAATTGTTGGCGTGTTAAACCGTCATGGCGTTATCGCTGAGCCGGTGCAGTGTGATCCACCAGCAACAGAATGATTTTAGTCACGGCCTGTGTGCGGCGGGCCTTTAAATAAACAGTGTGGAGGTTCGTATGATTAGTCTCGATTGCATCCCCATTAGTGCGTATTGCATTACCACAGGGGAAACGGTTGAAGCCATCAATAAGCGTGTTCAACGTGGAGTATGGCGTGAAGGCAGGCAGGTTTTAAAAGTTGATGGTGTTAAAGAACGTTGGATTGATCTTACGGAGGTTTCAAAGTGGGCGAGAGGGGATCGGCAAAGCTCCCAAGGGGCGTAACTGTTCGTAGCCATAAGGCTGGGCAGACAATAAATATCACCTTCACATATAAAGGGGTTAAATGTCGTGAACCCCTTTCTAACATTGAAGTAACACCCAAAAATATCAAATATGCTGAACGGCTTTTGGGTGAAATTCACAACAGAATAGAACGAGGCACCTTCAATTATGCTGATCAATTTCCCCGGTCGGTGCGATTAAAGGTGTTTGGTAATAATCAAAGTTCAAAGCATATTAAAAAGTATCTGAATGAATACATCATAATTTGTGAAAACCGCAAATTATCACCAGCCACAATTGCCGGTTATAAGAAGTGCATGAGCGCCCTATCCAACCTGCATGAAGTTAATGTCTCAGACCTTACGACCGCAATGGTTAAAAACTGGATACAAGGCCAAAAGGTCGCGCTGAAAACTATCCGCAATAGATTATCGTTCTTAGGCTCCGCAATAGATGAAGCGGTAACGGATGGTTTACTACCGGCTAATCCGGTTTCTCTTGTTTCAGCTTCCCGCTACCAAGGCGAAGATGTCAGATTAGAAAGTGTATATGTGGTTGATCCACTGTCTCCAGATGAGGCCAAAGCAATCCTATCTACAGCGATGAATGCTCAATGGGAAAACCTTTTTAGATTTGCTTTACACACTGGAATGAGAAGTTCCGAATTATGCGCGATAAGGTGGCAAGACCTCGATCTTGTCGGGAATACAGCTCATGTAATAACGGCAAGTGTAGAGGGAGTGATCAAGGGGACTAAAACTAAAGCAGGTCGAAGAAAAATAGAATTAGACTCCGAAGCATTACTGGCCATCAAAAATCAAAAGCCCTTTACCTTTATGCTCAATGAGTTTGTTTTTCATGATCCGAAAACGAATGAAGCTTGGGCCGGTGCTGATGCGATCAGAAAAAAAGCATGGGTGCCAACTCTGAAAAAAGCTGGCGTCCGGTACCGGAATCCATATCAGACCAGACATACGTTTGCCACGATGCATATTAGCCAAGGTGCAAACCTCTTCTGGCTCGCTGGACAGATGGGGCACAAGGGGCCAGAGATGTTATTCCGACATTACGGTTCGTTCCTGAAGGAATACAGCGGAATGACAGAGGAAGTACACCAAAAGAGCCGCACAGGATACGCGTCAGAAAAATAA